GGTTTTTCAGTAAGATCATTGTAACTACCAGATGTAGCTACAGTAGCCAATATTGGTTTATTCAATATCAATGCATCTCCTTCTGTAGCATTCCAATCGGCATTAACATTTACTTCAGCACCAGCAGCAATACCATTCAATTTTGTCTTATCTGAAGGCAACATCAAACCAGCTAAAGCTGTAGTAGATGCAGGAAGATTTAATTCTATATTTTCTACTACATTGGTTACCAAGTTCCTTTTATCCAGAGTAATAGAGATATCTGTTGCTGTAATATTCTTAGTAGCAGCTTCAATTACCTCATTGATGTTTGTAACTTTAGTTTTATCTGCAGTAACATAATCATTAGTACTTAAGCTCTTACCTTCTACTTTATCAACTTTAGTATCAATAGCATTATATACCTCAGTAAAGTCAACTTCTGGTATATTTACTACAGACCATATACCATTTTGTCTAGCGTACTGTGAACCATCTTTAGGTGCTTCTTCTACTAGTTCCTGACCATGATCACTACTTAAGTATGGTATTTTAACCCATTCTCCATTATATTTTACTTTAATTACCATAATTAAATATTAAATATTTGTTTGCCAATTGTTTTAGCTTCTGTTCTAAGTGTTTGAAAAGATTGCCATTCATCATATCTGGTAATAGGTTGACTGCCACTAAGCAATTGTTCAACCATATTAGATTTTAATGCTGCTTCCTCATCTGCACTATATCTAGTTCTGATAACCTTACTTACGAAAGAATCATAAGTTGGTTCTTCATTGAATTTTAATTCATAATAAGCATAACCATGTATATCTTCAGAATTAATTTCTTCAATATCCCATCTAACTGCCCATTCATTCATTCCTAGGTATTCTATTACTTCAGGTATATGATCACCTTGTACTTTCTTTAATTCCATAACTACTTAATAATTTTTGTCTATAATCTTTAAAATTATAAGATCTCGTAAAGCGATACCATAAATTATGACAGTTTCCATATTTACACCATCCCCAATAAGCTGCTAGTGATGTTAACCTCTTATTCTTACTTTTATAACCTAATTTATAAATAAACTTCTTTTTGATATCTTTCCTGAGTAAAGTACGATCATGGTAAAATACATAACCAATAAAATCTATACCTCTTGCTTCTACAGGAAATATCTGCCAATTACGTTTTACTTTTAATTTCAAGTTATCAGCTAGATATTTTTCAATCTCTTGTAAGCAATATCTTAAGTAATCTTTATCTGGGTGTAATATAACAATATCATCACAACATCTGTAATAATATTTTATTTTTAATACTTGTTTAATCCACCTATCGAACCAAGCCAAATTCAAATTTGCTGCAAATTGAGATATATAATTTCCAATTGGTAAACCTTTTGGTGTAGAATAAACTACATGATGTAATAATCTTAATAGTTTCTTATCCTTAAATACCTTTTCAAACTGTGAGTATAACACATCTTGATCTATAGAAGGAAAGAACTTTTTAATATCTAATTTTAAACAATATTTTGTGCCTTCTTTATCAGCTTTTAAATCTCTTTTCAATCTCTTTACTCCATAATGGATACCTCTTCCTTTTAAACAGTTAAAGATATCTGCAGTAAATCTACTAACAAGGTAAGGTTCTATAACATTCATTATAGCATGATGGACTATTCTGTCTGGATAATACGGTAGCCTATACATTTCTCTTTCTTTGTTACCACGATCGGCGATGATTGTGTATACGCAATATTCCGAAGTACGATACGTATCTTCTATTAATGCCTTTTGTAACCGGACCAGATTTTCATGTGGATTCCTGTCAAATTTCTTAACGCCGTATCTTTTAGTTTTACCTAGCCTAGCCTTCTTTTCAGCCCGGACCAGATTTTCATATGATATTATCCTGTTAAATAAATTGCCTATTCTTTTCATAAGCTATTTTGGTGGTAAGACCCGTTCGCACAATACTACTAGGGTCTCTTCAAAGCACCTGTTATCTTTTACCTAGAGGTAAGGCTGATCTAAGTTCAACAAACATTTTTGTAATTATCTGAAAGTATCTGTTAGTTCCAAAATTTCACTGATATTCGTCTATGAATTCGAGGATGCATTATTAGCATTAGCTATGAAGACTCTGCATTGAGAACCATTATCTGAATTACCTGACTGTTTTTTCAAGTATGAAATAATGTGACAGCAGTCTTACTATAAAGTCATCTCATAGTAATTCTTTTAGATCCCGCCCTTGTTATTAATATTTAATTATCTATATTACTCAGGACTATGCCTGCATTTTCTTAAATGTATCTGAATCAACTACAACGATCTTACCGTAAAAGGCTAATCTTGCACCGACATACGTCCACGAAATCGAGGATGCATTATTAGCACTAGCTATGAAGACACCGCATCGAAAACCACTACCCGAAGTACCCGACCGTAGAAAGATTCTATTTCCTGTTGGATTAAACCAACTATAGTCGGAATAGTAAGTGGTTTCAGATCCACCATGTGCTGTAGGAACTACATCACCATATTTACCTTGAGCTACGGCTTTAGTCCATCCATTATATCCATCAGTTGCAGCTGGATTAGGTTCATATCCTACAACTCTGATATTAGTAGCACCTGCTGCTTCAAGCTCTGCTACATCCTTATCTGGGAATGAACCTCCGTCATATACAACGTATTTACCTTTTAAAATGTTTATTCCTTGTACAAACTCCCACTTACTGTAGTAGCAGTCTTCTATACCTAAGAAGTTAGTTGAGTAGTATCCTGCGTCATCTTTAACTGCTAGTTTTCCATCTTTATTTCCAAGACTATCTGTTCCACCAGTCTTACCGTAGTTGTATCTCTTAGTACCTCCAGAACATGGAATAGAACTATTACTTGTACTGATATTTGTAGTCTTATAGTAAGCACAGAACATTCTAGCTATCGTTGCATGAATTCTATAATCCTGTATACCCCACATTGAACCATTTGCTTTAGCTTGTGTTACAAAAGTTGCTATTGTTTGTGAATGAGTAGATTCCACTCCTCCTTGGCTAGTCAACCAATCATAATCAGCAAATTTATAAGCCTCATATGTACCTACTAATCTTTCAGGTTCTTCAATATAATCACTATCTATTTGCTGTTCAGATATATATGTTCTCCAAATACCCGGACTTCTTTCAATAGTTTTATGGTAGTACTTAGGAAAATATACCATTGCATTTTCTTTTCTAGTAACTGAATAAGTCATAGATGAACCATCTGGCCACTTATTGCTATCTGTTTCATTTAAATAACTAATTAATGCAGCATCATCGCCATATGGTTTAGCAATACATCTCTTAAACTTACTTCTTAATGATTCAATCACATATCTATTACCACCTGTCAAACACGTTGTGGATGAAGCATTCTCATTGTTTTCATACCAGTATGCTAGAGTATCTTCTAGATTAGAAGTATCTACTAATGTTTTATAATACCAGGTTCCATTATAAGAACCAAATAATATGGAGCTTTTATTAATTAAGTTTACTTGACCTGAACAATATTTTGGTAATCCTGTTGCGTTATCTTTTCCATCATTAGCATAAAGATTCAAAACACACCACCCCGAGACAGCAGGAGTAATCTCTCCTTGTAGCAATACATGGGAAGTTTCATCCGTATAATTGTTTATTGCCCATTTACATAATGCAATCAAAAAATCCTCTGTCGGATAGCCAACTGTCTCATAATCTGATCTTAATAAACCCTGACTTATTAAATCAGTTATTTTTGGAAGATTAATATATAATGCAAGATCACCATTTTTATATCCAGCATGATAACCATCTAGCAAATCAGCATCCAAACCACTACCTGAACCATCATTACCAGCATGCCATACTTTTCCGTCTACACCATTTGTTAAGTATTTTAATTCTCCATCATTTGCAATGTGAAATCTACTAGAGGATCCATAATTGTACATACTTGTACCGTGAGTATTGTGATAACCAAATGAACCTTTATTGTTATCATCAATATCCATACGAACAAATATTTCATCATTTTCTGGAGTATCACTAGTTTCTTTAGCTAAACGTAAAGTAAAGCCTGTACTTGCTGGCGTTTTTATGTTTAATCTGCCACTCATGGTATCACCAGTCTTTTTCACATATCTAGCATCACTAGTATCTTGTGTCATTGCTGTGATACCTTTAGCAAATGCAATCTTAGTACCATTCTTAGTAGCTGTAGTAATTACATTGCCTGTACCAGTTACTTCAATTGTCTCAAGTTTATTTGCTTTTAGGTTGGTAATATCCTGAGTAATAGTAGAATCATCATAGTTACTCAACCCATCAAGTTTAGTCTTATCAGCAGCAGACATTACACCCGCAGTAGTAGTAGTGGCTTTGTTGATTACTACTGTATCAGTACTTGCGGAACCATTCACTGGATTCTTTTTAGATAAAGTAATAGTAGCTGCATTAGCATCTGTAACAGCACCAGTACCACCAGTAACATAATCAGTTAAGTTTGTTACTTTAGTTTTATCTGCATTCGTATAATCATTTGTTGAAAGACCCTTACCTTCTTCTTTCTGTACAAATCGTGCATCTGCTTGTGCTTGACTATAACCATCAAATGTGAAATCATAGTTTTCACTAGGATCTAACCACATGATCTCTTCCTCAGTAGGTTCAGTATCTGAGATCTTAATATCCTCTGGTATAGTTACATTCTTATTTACAGTATTCAAAAGTACTCTTTTAGTAATAGTCTCAATCTTATTAACTTGTGCACCTGCTTCAATACCTTGTAACTTTGCAAAGTCTTCTTTAGACATCAAACCATTAGCTGTCAATGATGCTAATTCAGCAGTACCACCTAATGCATCCCAACCTTCACTTGTCCATGCGTAGTTAGTATCGTTCTTACGAACATTCCATACATCACCAATCACATTACCTTCAGTAGGTAAATCTTCTACACTATCTACAGATCCCTTAAAGATGTACACAGAAGTAAATTTACTATCTACTTGGGATTTATTATAGTAATTGTTAGCAAGGTCATCTGCTACTACCTTTATGTTAGCATCAGTTTGATCCTTAGTATAGTACCTAGTATCATGAGTATGAGTAGTTACTTCACCTACTAATACAGCTTCAATAGCTGCTTTACTAAGTTCAGCATCTTTACCAGGTTCTCCTTGAGGTCCTTGGAATCTACCCATATTAACCCATTCTGTACCATTCCAAAAGTATAAGTCTGTACCAACAATATAAGAATCACTAAGTTGTGGATCTACTATAGTATCTAAATCTTCTGGACTATCAAGACTACCTTTTAAGATAATACCTGAGGATGGCCAACCAGTATTTACATATACATCATCAACTTCATCCCAAAGATACCAATAACCATCGTCTCCTACTTTGGGTGGATTGTCTGCATATTCTTTAGCTCTGTTTGCTTGAGTATTAGCATTATTAGCAGCAGTAGTTGCATTTGTAGTAGCCTGTTGTGCAGCTGTTTTAGCCTCATTTACGGCAGTTATAGCATCAGCTGTATTCTTTTCCCTTGCAGCCTCTTGAGTCTCTCTAACAGCTTCATTTGCCTGTCTAGTGGCTTCATTTGCTATCCTTTCCTGTTCTGCTGTATCACGAGTAGTTTCAGCTGCTATTCTAGCATCTTCATTATCTACACGTTCTGTTTCAGCTGCTATTCTTCCTTCTTCAGAACTGATTCTTTTTGTTTCTTCCTCAATCCTTTTCTGCTCATTTGTGTTACGTTCAGCTTCAGCAGAAGCTCTTAATGTCTCTGCACTAGCTCTAGAACTTTCAGCAGATACACGATTAGCTTCATTAATCTTACGAATCTCCTCCTCAGACCTTCTGGAGTTCTCTGCAGCAATACGCTCATTCTCAGCAGTTACCCTTTTAGACTCTTCTGCTTTCCTACTGTCTTCATTGGAGATACGTGTATTCTCATTGTTTACTCTGGTATTCTCAGCATTGACTCTACCTTGTTCTGCAGTAACACGTAATGATTCTGCTTGTTTAACAGCTTGCTCAGTAGCTTCTACTTGAGCTTTAGCATCTAAGGCTTCTGCTGCTGCATCTAATGCAGGTTGTTTTAATGATTGAACCCATTCTGCTTCAGTACCTACAAAACCATGTTGTACTGCAACTTCATATGCTGACCAACCTTGAATACCTTGCATACCAGATAAGTCAACAATAAACTTCCAACCATTCTGAGTCTTTAAGTAAACTTTAGCGTCATCAGGGTCTTCTACATCATTAGTATTAATAAGTACGTACTCACCTAACTTTACATCAGCAGTACCCCAATCAGCTTCCATTGCTTCTACTGAAGGATATTCCTTCTTGTAAGTGAAAGCATCACCAATAGCAGATATACCAGTATTAACATATTGTTTAGTATCATAGTCATAGATCCACCAATCATTATCTACGATCTTTGGTGGATTACTAGCAATCTCTTCAGCTTTATCAGTAGCAGCTATTACATCATCAACTACACCTTCAATTTCTTCTACAGCTTGATTAGCTTTATCTGCAGCTTCATTTGCTTTATTAGCTGCATCTAGTGCAGCAATAGCTGCATCTTCAGATGCTTTGCTTAAACTATCAATCCAATCTTGTTCACTACCTTCAAAACCTAATTTAACTGCAATATCGTAAGCACTAAGACCACGAGCTTCTATACCTGTATCTACATATACTTTGTTGATAGGATCATAAGTAAACCAATGATCATTCTCACCTATATATGGAGTCTCTGCAGTAGCTTTTACTCCAGTATCTCTATTGTCTACCCACCAGTTGCCATTAGAACCAATAAATGGTGGTACATAGTCATCTTTACTTACATCAAAGAGTACAATCCATTTTTCTATATCACGATTGTAAACTTTAATTATTCTACCTTTTGAATCTGCTCCCAAGTCAACCCAGTACCCAACCTGATCTGGATTGGGTACGGTTATACTTGCGAACCATTCATAATATACATTATTCTTAATCATATTATAATGAGTATGGATTATCTTGTTTTATTTTTTCTACTGCTTCTCTCCATTCTTGATATGCTGCTGCAGCTTTCTCTTCCTCTCCAAATTCTCTGTACTTTACATAAGCCATATACAATCTATCTGTACTAGTGTTATATAAATTCTCTCTACGCTTTCTTATTTCTTCATTAACTATAGTTGTGTCTTTAGGAATCATATAAAAAGCATTATATAAATCTAGATTAGGATTGGCTAAATTAAATTCTATTTGTTCACTAGACGGATGCATGTAACCTCCCTGAAGTAATCCTTCGTAAGAATCTACAAATTCACTTTCTTTTAATCCTTTGTACCAATCCTCTGGAGCTTCTATCATTCCACCTGAACAAAGTAAATATATTTTTTCTTCCATATTATTGAGCATAACCGATAATTACTAAATCAATTGCATCATCTTTATCACCAACGTCATGTCTATTATTATCTGTATCCACACAAACTATTTTAAATGAACTAGAAGATGTAGAAGTTACTCCCACAGTTCCTCTAAATCCAGCAGAATCTGAATAAGGAGAATGAGTTCGTGCTTGTCCTTGCCACAATACTGCGTAATTCGTATGACCGATATTGTGATATACTGTATATTCTCCAGTTCCAGTTCTACTTATAGAACTAACTTGACATCCTCCTTGAGAATAAATTGTTCCTCTTAAATTACTACCGTAATGACAAATAGTTTTAACACCCGGAATGTTCCATCCACTTAATGAACCTACTTTTACATTTCCTGTAAAAGTAGCAGTAGATGCAGAAATAGTACCAGTAATACTAGCGTTACTAGCATACACATATCCTGATTGAGTCACTCTAAATGGAGCAGATCCTCTATTGACAAAAGTATCTCCTGCCCAAAATCTTACAGCATTGCTACCAGTTCCTCCACCAGTAACGCCTGCATTGGCTGAAACTTCTCCATCTCCTACAGTTAATGTACCACCACCATAAATTTTTAATGCTGCACTGTCACTTGGCACTCCGTCTTTTACAGCATTATTACCAAATGACATAATTGGCCAACCATGAGTTATGTCAGATTCGTATCTACCGTCTAAGAAAAATCTACCACTGTTGGCTGCAATACAATTATTATAAAAATCCATGCCTGCAATAGTAGCTTTTTCTGCAAATAGTAGCCCAGTAGCTATAGATTCAAAAGACGTGCCAAATGAAGACCAATATGATGTGTTACTTCCTGGGGTTACATTATTAAAAGATGACGAACCTCTTCTTCCATTAGCAACCATATAATAGACACTATCATATTTGACAACATCTCTTACATCAGGATTAACTGTCCATGCATAATACTTACTAGAACTGTATTCTCCACGATAACTTAAAGATGGACCATTCCATCCATCTGAACCAGGTGCTCCAGTATTTCCTTTGTCTCCTTTGTCTCCTTTATCACCTTTCTCACCATCTTTACCAGAATGTGGTAACGGATCAGTCCAATATCCTCCTATACTTTCATCGTAAGCCATTTTTCCAGCATTTGGATCATAATTACCTGAACTAATCCAAGTAGTTTGAGATGAACTATACTTTGGATCTGGATACCATATATAACCTCCAGATGTTGCACCACCAGAAGACGGTCTATATGTGAATGTAGGTCTACTAGGTTTAGTACTAGCACTTGAAGTGTTACAGAATATTTGTATAGGACTATTACCTACGTCACCGTTTACTCCTGCCTTGGATTTAGTGACAACAAAATCAACACTATCTACTACCTTGTTACCACTTGCTGGTGATATAAAATCTACCCTCCACATGGCAGAATCAGAAGTCAATGATGTACACTTAATTGTTTGTGTACTTTGGGTATAAGTTACACTACCAGTACCAGTTTGTAAAGAAGTAGTAAGTTTAAAATCAGTAATATCTTGAGAACCATACTTCAATCTAGCTGTAGTAGTAGCTGTAGAATAATCTGTTACTACTCCACCTGAATCTGCTGGTACGCCAGTGTTTTCATTTGTAAGGATACCTCTATATACATTTTCACCATCACGAACATTATTAATAGTCATGAAATCTGAAAACTCTGCTCCTGCTCCTGATACTACACATTTAAAACTAATTTCATCTTTTTTTGTGCTAGTAAAATAGATACCATTATAACTAACTACTAATGTACTATTTGTTTCATTAGCTAGTAATTGCCAATCATACGTACCTGCTATTGCCCAATACCATTTATAAGATGGATTAATTATATTGAATGAATCTGCAGTAAGAGTAATTGTAGTGTTTTCAGGAATGGTTTTACCTGTTTTATAGTGAAAGAATTGTTCTCCAGACATATATACATATGCTGCATCTTCTCCATTAAAACCATTTTCACCATTGGCTACTTTATTAACATACCATGTCTTAACTATAGATACTCCATCTTCTAATGTTACATTTAAGTCTATACTAGCTTGTTTCTGACTTATTGAAGTAAGGGTTACCTTAGAACCAGTTACACTTACAGTAGCTCCACCAGAAGTAGTAGAATATGTTATACTTTTAATAGAGATTGGATTAATACCATGATATGCATAAACGTCTGTAGTAATAGTAGACAGATCTACTAATGGTGTAACTCCATCTGCATCAAATGGTACTGCAACAGTACCGTTGCTTAAGTCAATATAATATGCATCAAGACCTTCTGCACCATTTGATAATTTAGCTAATTGAGTATCATCATAGTACGTAGTTCCATCAGAATTTGTAACAGTACAACGAATACTCAATGTACGAGAATCTGCAGGCATTGATGTATATGGAAAGTCTATAGAACTTTGTGTAGACAATTTGGTTCCTTCTGCATTAAGCATTTTCCATTCGTATGTAGGATTTTCCATTCCATATACATTTGCAGTTAAATGAATAGTTCTTGGAGTAGGAGTTCCTGAGAAATCGGGAGTATCAAACAAAAATAATCGATCACCTACAATTTCTACCCATTTAGCTTTGTCATCCCCTGATTTACCATCTTCACCTTTTGAAACTTGCTTTTGCCATTGATCATCATTCTCATTTGGTTCATCTTTAGTACCATTAGGGTCCATACAGATCCACAAACTACCCTTGTGGCTTACTTGGTCATAATAATAGTAAGTGTTTCCAGAAACCCAAATACCTCTGTATACAGGTACTCTAACGATTCCTGTGTCAGAAGTTTGATAAATTGTACCTACAAATTTAGTTTGATCACCACCAATTACAACTCTTTCACGAACTACACCATCCTCATCAGCTAGAGAAAAAGTATCAATATTCTTATAGTAAGAGATTCTAGGGGCATTATCACCTTTAGCACTAATAAAAATTGCATTACGTCTCTCATCCATTTGTAAATTGTAATCTGGATCAGATTCGTACATGTGACCTAATTGTAATATTTCATCATCTGCTTCTGGTTTACCACTACCTGGCTCGCATACGTCTTTAGATAACGTGATATAATTACTACCAGTAGCATTTACTTTACGCCAATATCTCTTAACATTCTTACCATCAAATTTTTGGCATATTGCTAAGTCGTTAACTATAAATTGATTATACTTAGTACCTTCTTGATCATCAAAGTAACATTTATAAGAATCTGCCAATTCTTCTACTTCGATACATTTCATATCTGCTACAGTAACTAGAATGTCACCACCTACAGCTTTAATCTCATTTACCGTAAGTTCATTTATTGTCATATTACCTCTAACAAACAGATTGTCTAATTCCATATTCCATTTAGACCCTAATGGATATAAACTAGCTCCAACACCGTCCCAACCAGAACGAAATGTGTTTCCTGCTTGTAAACCTTGTAACATTGTTATTTTACCATCCGCAGTATCTCCATGCTTATTTAAATAATCTTCTGCAGTCTTTAAAGAAGTATATAAGAAGTTATCTGCAGGAGGTGTACTTTCTCCATACTTGATTACAGGTAAAGAACCAGAACTACTAGATACCGCCTCTACTTGATTTTCAAGTTTAGACAATGCTTGATTTAATGTATCAGATGTAGCCAATGGAGATGCATCATTCGCTTTATAATAACCAGATAAAGGAAATATTGTAGCAGTACTTTGGGTGTGATAGCCTGGAGTAGATCCACTACCTCCACCATTTGCAATAAGTTCAGATAATGCTGTAATAGTATTCTCAGCTACCGTGAGTCTATTGAGAGCATCCTGTAATTGTTGTAATGTAGATCTATTATCAATATCATCTATCCACTCTTGCATAGTACCACCAATCTCTGACATATCGGTGTCATGCTTAGTATCTAAAGTAATAATCTTATTATTCAATACATCATAGTAACTAGTAATAGCACTATTAAGATTAGTAGTTACACTAGTATCTCCTTCTACTATCTTATTACTAAGATCTTTATAATTATCATTTACTTTAGTATCTAGTATCTCAACATCTTCTTCTACAGCATCTACTCTCTCATTAGTAGCAAATGTACCTGATAGTGATGTAGTAAAACTTCCACTAGTAATATTTTTATTACTACCATCTTGTACAAGGGTAATGAGGTCTTGCTCTTGCAGTTTAGTTGTTAGTTCAAATTGTGATATCTTTTTATTCATATTACTCTTGGATTATGTGTTTCTCTGTCTCTGTTAAAATACAGTCAGGTTTAATATTTTTCTCAGGATAAAAATTAATTTTCTTTTTAAGACAATTTATATAATTATTAAGCTTCTTTAGAACTTTTGTCTTTTCTTCTGATGTTAATTTTTTATCTGCATTTACTTGTTTCACAAGCTCATCAAAATGAGAGATTAATACTAAGTTTTCAATAGACACTCTATCCAATTTCACATTATATTTAGTAGAATCATTTACTAATTTTCCTACTTTATTTACATAATTGACAGTATCCATTTTCACAAGTTTTAGTATTAATGTTACAATTACACGTAGTCATATCTAACAAGCTCAACATCTCATCGTAATATTGCTCAGCATCTTCAGTTAATCCTAGAGTAGTAGCATTATCATAAAGCGTTTTCTTAAACAGAAACATCATTATTTTATCTTTCATTTTGTTATCTAGGCAATTGTGGCAATACGTAGTTAACAGTTTTATTTCTGCATAATACAATGATTCATTCATTTCCATATCAATCGTATATAAATAAAAAGGGGAAAGGGATATTACTCCCAATCCCCTTTTTGGTTTGAATTATATTTTTTGATTAAGCAACTTCTACAAAAGCTTTTAAAGCTGTCATAAATGCAGAGGCTTCAAGTTCACCAGCATTTACATATAATTCACAAGCTAATGGAGTTGTTTTGATATATTGATTATCATTACTAAGATATTTATTATCCCATTCGATAGACAATGTATCGTAAGTAGCACTTAAATCGGCTTTTAACTCAGGAGCAATGTACGGATAGATACCGTTTGCACGATGAGTAATACCTCTATAACCAAGAGCTGCATTTTCACGATCACGAACAATCTTCGGATTACCTTTACCAGGAGTACCTTGAGTTTTAGCAATTGTCAAATTAGCAATAGGATACATTACATTGCTCAACAAACCAGAAGGAATAGTTTTCCACATAAACGCTTCTACAGAAACCTGAGAATAGTTTGAATCCAACATGATGCCTTCATTGTATGGCATTTCTTTTGCATTCAAAGTAAGTACAGCATCTGAACTAGTTGCTACTACTCTAGCTTCTTTGTGTTTGTTGATCTTATTCTTAAAAGCTGTGATCAAATCAGTTGCACTTGTACTCTTTGCAATAACTTCATAAGTATGAGTAAATTGTCCTGGAGCTTCATAGATGTCAGTGTATACTAAACGCAACACATAACGATGACCAACTTCTGGAGCAACATCAGTAGCAGTAATTACAATTTTGTCCTCAGCTGCAGCTACATATTCACTAAATACCATGTTAGGTTTAGAACCCTTCATGATAGGCATTGAAAAACGAATAACTGATTTAGTTGGTTTTGTTCCTTCTCCATTATAAACATCTTCTTTGCCTTCACAAACACCGATGTATAATGAACTAGCAGCTTTTGCTCCATTTGCATCTTTTACAATTGCTCTATTTTGATCAAATAATGCAATCTGACCTTCTGTCAATGCATCTACTGTCGTATAAGATGCAGGTGCATCAGTACCAATAAGTACCGTATTCACATGTTGTAACATAATTTTTATTTTTATTTTTGTTAAACTTTAATTAGACGTCTAGCTTAACATTTTGATTAGTTCTTCTACTTTCGTGTTTCAGATTTCCTCGTCAAACTAAACTATTTCGTATAATCATTCCATTGTACTAACTTCGTTCATATACGATTGATATCTTGGATTAGCCTTATTTTCCAAATACAACTCTACCGCTAACTTAACTATCTCATTATGAGTTGCAGCTGGCATATCTGTATACTCATCAAATGGAGCATCAGTAAGACTAATCCTTTTAGGAGTTCTCAAGTAAGTGAGAATATAATTTCTTATGTTGTAATTACCATCTGTGTACAAATGGATTTCATTTCCTTCATACAATCTTAATGGTCTAGCAGATCTACCATGTAATCTATATTCTGACAAAGTGTTTTGTCTTTGTCTATCTATATTTTCTACTGTGGCTTCTAACACATCTACATTTTTAGTTCTTGGTTGACCACTTGGACCCACAGGCCAGCAATGATCATAACTAAATATTACAGCTGTTTCTCCTACAGTAAACATATAATCATCCGGCAGAGTAACCGTATACTCTTCTGGATATGTACTAAATTGATAAGATTTTCTAGTAACTAATGTACGAAGATCATCAATTCTTTTTTGATCTTGTTCGAATCCAGTTTGTTTGAAATTAATACCAGAATATCTAGTTTTAATAAATTTATCTAACCCAGCCATTAACCAATACTCAATATCTGAAGTAGTAGGTTTTGTTAGATTATTGTCTAATTGATCTATCTCTAATTCAAAAGCGGTTTGTAATTCAATATACTTCATTATTGTTGATTATTTGGTTGTTTTACTTGTAATCTATATTTACCTTCAGTAATAAACATATTAACTGCTAAATCTACAATTTCACTATGAATTGATTCTGGTAGTTCACATTTACTGGCCCCATTAGTAGTATTGAATCTTAATGGTTTCCTGTAGTAAGTCAATGTAACATTACCTAATGTAGTATATGAATCCACTGCTACTTCTATATAATTATATTTAGTAGTAGGATCTGATACTAATGCAACAGCAGGTTGTCTAACAATAGGTGTATTGTATGCAGTTTTAATAAACTTACCAAGATCCCTATACTTAACTAATTGATTATCTACTCTAACAAAATCTTTGTATTGTTTATATGTACCTTTTACTTTACTAAAAGAATGTACATATAAGAAATATTCTTCAGTAGACACATATGGTAATCTGTATCTTGTGAAACCATTAAGAGTAGTACCTGTTGCGGTTAACTCTTTTTCTACTAATAAACTCTTAATAGAATCTGTATTTCTAGTATGTATGTTGGTTTCAGTTTCCATCTGATCATCACCAACATAGTTCATCATTACATATCTATCTTGAGCTTCATTTAGTATCGAAAATATAAGATCAGAATTAGGCTTTTGGTCTATAGTAAGAGTAGGATCTATTAATTGTATCCTGCGCTCAAATTCCATTTGCATATTTTTTGCGTCCATCTATACCTCCTATTCTGATAATTGTGCTACGTACTGTGGATGTGTTTGAGTTCTTGGAGATTCAATATTCTCAATTGCCATGTCAGCAGCTAGTTTAACTACTTCATATTGCATATACTCTGGAATTTCATCTAGAGTAGACGTAATATCTTGATTATTAATCTTTCTTGGATATGCCAGATAAGTAATATCTATAGTGTAGGGACCTACCATGAGATCTCTATCTATAAACACTATTAACTTATTATCCTCTAGTATTGCTACAGGTTCTTCAATCCAAGGTTTATTATTATAAGTTTCTAAGAATCTAGTAGCTTGTTCGTGACTAATAAGTTTTACTGTAGCTATTTTATTACTACCAAAATGTAAAATTCCTTCTAAGAAGTACATACGCTTATCTTGAGTATCATCACCATAAGTAATACTAGATTTGAAATTATTCATAGTGAGCCTATTACTTATAGGTTCACTTAGTAAAGACAATCCTTTATCAGTTTTTACTAAACCTTCTAAGTCTGCTACTCTTTTTACATTACCTTCAAATGGTATTCTAAGAGTATTGTTACCAGTAGCTTTAGTAGCTATCTTACTTAGATATGCTGTATACAACCAATAATCAATTTCCTCAGGTAAGAAAGATGGACAACCAGATATACCAATATTAACGGCATTTTTATCTGCTTCAATCTTAAATGCTATATGTGCTTCTAATACTGTCATGTTTACTTTTACTTAGATTCTATTTCTTGAAGTATAGTCATTTTGATGTCCTGATTCTTTTTATCATTCAATGAAGCAATTGCATCTTCCAAACTTCTACCAATAATGTCAGTACCATAGTAATAGATGTTTTTAGACTTACGAATTACATTCTTTGAAATAGCTGCTTCAATAATGTATTGAGTATCTCTTACTTTGTTGTTTACCCAAATCAAGAAGAACTTATCAGGATTGTTTTCAATGAGATCAAATAAACTACTTTCAACTAGCTCATTACTGATATTATCAGTCTTGTGACCATATAAGCGTAAACATTTGCGCATTTCCTCAATTGACATCTTATTAAATTCAGAGAATGCCTCACGTTTAGCTTTATTTCTTTTGTTAGCTTCTTCAGCTTCAATTTCTTTATTTACAAGAACATAATCATGAGTAGGCTTAAGATTATTGATTCCATTTGCTACTCTTTTGTGTCCTTTTAAAAATAAATATGCAAGTTCATCTTCAGGCCTTTCTGTATGTAAAACTTTATCTCTTGCGCCTAAACCGATTGCATATGTTTTCCAGAATCCACTTTGTGGAGATAAGTGGCCTTCTTCATATCCCATTTCTTTCTCCAAACGTCTAGCATCTTCTGGAGTTAAACCAGTATATCTATTACCAGATCTTGTCCAGTAAGTACTGATATAATCTTTACAATTCTTATACTTAGCTATTCCAGCCCATGGATTTGTACGGGCGAATTTTAATATTATATCCATAGTATTTATTATTCTTTATATTTCCAGATATATCTTATCTTTTTCAAAAACTTAGGATCTTTCAATTTTTCATCATTACTACCATTACAGTATTTAGTTATTGTATTTGCACAAATTCCAGTCTGTTTTACTGCTTCTGATATACTATGAAACTCCGCAATAAACACATTGTCTTTAGTATATTGTATTACGGCTTTCGGAGCAATTTTAGAACCAAATTCTTTTCCAGCTCTTTTCAAGTTTGCTTTTCTTTTAAGGAAGTTTTCAGATACTGTTCTTACTCTAGTTTTTGGTTTCCAGTCTGTAGGATCTATTTCTAAAGGCATTGATGGATAATCTTTTTTATAAACCCATATATACGGATTTACTTTGGAATAGGTTTTTATATCTTTACGTATTACTCGCAATATAGAAGCTTTTGAAATCTTAGATTTTTCTTCTGCCTCTGTTACACTTTTGTATTCGCAAATAAATTTACCATTTAACGAATACTGTAGTACGGGGTTATAAAATTTAGACATATCTTTACCTTTGTGTACTGCGGATATCTTAGCCTTTGTTTCATCTGTGTGGAACATTATATCCCCACCACAATCACTATTATACCCATACTCGGAATTGTTAGAATGTAATTTCTCAATCCAAAATTTCTCTAATTCCTTTGCTTTTTCAAGATCGTCTGTAGAATCTACAACTTCTACTGTAAATTGTTCTAATCCTAATTCGGCTAACGCCTTATGAAAATTATATTGTGAACCACTCAAAGCTTTATAAAGATGCTTTTTCATTCTAGCGCCTACTCCTTGAGTGGTTACGCCAATATAATATTTATTATTTAATTTGTTTGTTGCTTTATAGATATCAAAATTTCTAATTTCTTCCATGTCAATAGATTTTTATTTGACACTTTAACGGAAGGATTAGTAATTTGTTCCATAAAAGGTGTACTGATTAATCCTCGATTTCCATCAACAACTCACCACATGCACGGGGATCCCTAAGCATTATGCCCATCTCTCCGAGGAAATGTACAGAATAGCCATCCTTTGCATTAGATCTTACTGTGGACTTGTTCTTAGAGTAACCAGTTCCCGGAGCTACAGAACCTGAAGTATTCCAGATAACCATCTCACGATCCTTACGAACAACCTTAACGATGTTAGCTTGACCATCACGTCTACCAAGATCTAAGAACGTCATTCTATAAGATTCCAGTGGTTTACCAGATACCGGGTGTAACAAACGATTATAAGTAGTATCATCATACAACGGGAAATGTTTCAATGTCAACTCAATGCCATTCGTCATCTTGTATGTTACAAACTGACCACCCAAAACTAAAGCCTGACCAGAACCACTGATAAACTTCGTATCAATTAAGTTCATTGTAGCTGCTTTTTGTTTCAATACACGGTCAAATTCTCTCATACCCATTTCACCAGTCAAAGCAACAAACTTACGTTCGTTAGTACCTAAGATATTGTAAGACAAATCAAACAAGAAGTCTTCCAACAATTCCGGAGTTAACTCAGTGTAGTAACGTCTGTTAGACGGAGCAATCTGTTGCAACAAACCTGCAGGAATGTAAACCGGACGGCCATTTGTACCTAACAATGAAGTAGAACCGTCTTTATTTACATTAGACTTAGAGTAAACCATCATTCTCTCACATCTCTTAGACCACTCACGCATTGCCTTCCATTCCTGATAATCAGACCACAAGTAAGAAGTCTTACCAGTTTTAGGATCTTTCAAAGCAATCCAAAGTACTGTAGAATAAGCTGTACCTGTAATATCATAATCCAAGCGAGTCGTAAACAAGAAGTTTCTCATCTTGAAATGAGTATTATAATTCAGGATATCACCCTCTTCACTGTACTCTTCGTAAGCAGAAGCTAAACGAGATACTTGACGACCAGCTAACAAATATTCACCAGGAATATAAGAGTTAGATTGACCATCTGCAATGAAACAAGTATAAACCCATTCATTACCATCTTGATAAGGAGCACCAGAAACACGTACTTGATACTCTCTATTATCAAATTCCAAAATTGCACCAGGACCAAACCATTTGTCCTCTAACCACAACATGATAGGTGTGTTACCCAAACCTGCCATAACTGTGCTAGCATTTGTAGCAGTGATTTCTGTTCCCTGCCATTTTGCAGAGCGAATTGTCACAGCTCTATCGCTATCAATCATTACAGACCATTCGTAGTCTCTTTGGTCAATTGTCATTACATTACCAAGACCACCAGTAATCGCATCCAAAGAAGTGCTATAACCATCATCTTTAGAACCGAATACATAAGAAATAACACGAGTTACTTCATACGGTCTAGTAAGCATTGCATTTGAAATCATATTCTCATCAACAAGATCTGAGAACCATTTACCTCTACCGATCTGTAAATTATTTAAAATTCCGTTATCCATATAAATGTTAGTAATTTATTTTTAATTAAAGTAGTTGTACTGCACGACTAAAAATAGAGTTAGATGAACTTGTATTAATTCTCTTAGTACCTTTACTAACGCCTGTTGATCTGAGACTATTTTTCAGATTTTTAATAGCAGAGCTAGTACCCTGTTTTTTGGCAGCATCTAACAAAGTGTCACCTCGCATTGTAAAATAAGCTGACTCTATTAAATTCTTTACGCTCTTGGAATAGTCTTTTTGGTACTGAGTTTTTCCACTAGCGTCGGCTTTAAATATATAAGCCAATAATTCTTTCTTGTCCTTAGCTGGTATTTTGATACCACGTATATTGTCCAAGGACTTTATTTCACCGACAACGTCATCAAAAAACTTTTGTTGGCGCTGCACCATTTCCTCCTTTTTGATTCTTTGTTGCTCTAATAGCTCTTCTTTCTCTTTTGCAACAATCTCTTGAAGTTCCTCAACCGCATCTCTAGCCTCATCTTCTAATACTCCAGCATCTTCAAATCTTTCGATTTTCTTAGCAATTTGTTTGTCACTGTAACCTTTTCTAGCTAGTAACTCTCTCAATACTATCTTTTGCTCATTTTCATTTTCAATATCAACATTGTCAACATCAATGTCCGGAGTAATAGAGAAATAATCTTCTAATTTACCACCATTACGAACAAATTCATCTAATTTTGCAACATCTTCGCTTGCATATTCTGGAGTAGATTGTTCTTCAATTACTTCTTTAAAATACTTAACCAATTCTTCTACAGTCTTTGGTTTTTCTTCTTCGTCTTCTTCATCAAAGTCCCATTCCAATTCTTCAGCGATTGCATCAAATAAAGCAGATACTTGTTTAGATTCAACTTCATCTTCTTCAGTCTCTTCTTCAATTTCTTCTTCGGTTTCCTCTTCTTCAGTCTCTTCTTTATCCTTTTTCTTAGAAGCTTTTTTAGATTTTTTAGACTCTTCTACTTCTTCCTCTTCGATGTCTTCAGTTTCCTCTTCCTCTTCTTCCTCTTCTATTTCTTCTGTCTTTTTATTTTTAGATCCAGGAGTAGCAGGTCTAGCTTTAGCAGACTCTTGTTTCAGTCTCTCTAATTCTTCATCATCAATATCATCATCTTGATGAATGTTGTTGCCAACTTGTTCAGTAAACATATCAGTTATAGCTGTAAATCCAAATAGTGTATCGTTACTATTGTTTTCCATAATTAATTATAATTAGATTGTAATTGTTATTTTTTCTTTCTGCCTCCAAAATTTCTAGCAAAATTTGCCCTCTTCTTTAAAGTTGGGCTTGCATTTGGGTCTTTTAATACTTTTTTGGCATACGCTTGAACACCCATCCCTGCTCTTTTAGCTGCTGCCGTAAACTTACCACGGTTCTTTTTCTTGATATGTATACCTCCATCTTTATAAGAAGGAATTGGGTATACTGGGTATAAATTTTCCATATTGATTATTCTTTATTTAGTTCGTAACCTGCGAATCCAGCACCACCTAATGGCATTAAAATTTCCATAGGAATTAATTTATTTAGTCTATCAATATATTCGTTTTTATTTCTATACAAATCATATTGATTCTTAACCATTTTATTTGATGTTGGATTTCTCATATATTCCAAAATCATCTTTTCGTCTACAGGAGTACTCCAGTTTGTAATTTTACCAGAGTCTTTTAATGATCTCTTTAGAGTTAACATATGACTTTTATCAAAATCCTGAATCTTCCTAGACCCAGCTAAGCCGTCCGCTACATGTCCTAACTCATGATTGGCAGTTCCTGGCATATAAATATTATTATCTAATATTATATTATAATCATTTATATCTGTAGGTAATACGTTATCTTTAATATTTTTTATATTTATTTGCCCATAACCGTCTTTGTCCGTATTACCCCATTTGACATAACTACCTCTTTTAGTCATGTCTTTATATGCAATATTAGAATAAGCTCGTTTGTAGTTAGTTCCATATGTTTTGTCTACATTTTCTACTAATTCACGAGTTCTTTCATCTGGAAAAATTGCTTGTTCTATTGTCCTAGAAATTTCTTGTTGGTACTTCTTAGAATTTCTATCCTTTCTTAATACTTCAGAAAATTCAGAATCATAATCTTCTTCCGTTTTCTTTTTAGTTTTCTTTTTGGTTTGAGTAGGAGCAAAACTGTGGACACTAGCTCCATCAATTTCAGTACCCTCAACTATTCTTCCTACTTTGGACTTTAGTTTTTTGATGCCTTTTCCAACTCCCCAAGGAATCAAATTAAGTACTGCATCCATTGCTGCACCAGCATAATCTCCTTTGCCTAAGTCTTCAATGAAGTTAACTGCATCTTTAATATAACCAGCTGGAGTAATATAAGCTTCTGGTTGAACTGCATTAACTGCACCTGATATTTTCCTTTGTCTTTCAAAGTATTCAGGAGTACCGGTTCTGTATTCTGGTGGTAAATCTTCTTTCTTTATAGTCTTATCTTCTTTATTTACCTTACCTCCATCCTTGAATTTCGGATAATACTTTTTATAATTCTCTGTATACCATTGAGCATCATCATATTTATCAGTTACAACAAAGTCACCAGTCTTAAATGCATTATCCAATGCAGCTCTATCATTATATGGGGGCCTAGTATAATCTACAAGTTTACCATCCACTTCTTGCACATACGGAACAATTAGACCTGTATTGTTATCTCCTTCCCAAGCACTTAATTTGTGTGTAGCTCTAGAATTATATACCAAATTAAATTTATCATCTACTTTGGGAAAATAAGGACTTACGTATTGAGTTTCCCAATCTTGTATTGTAGATCTAGTTGGTGATTTCAGTCTATTAACAAAGTTGGCATTGCTAGAATTAACGTGAGTTATTATATTCTTACCGCCATCTTGATATGCAGGAATGGAATCAAATTGTTGCTTGATATCAAAATATGTAGCACCAGGGTTATTCACCCTGACACTATCGTATATTTGTTTTCTCTCTTTAAGAGATAAATCTTTCCATTTCATACTAGTAATATTTACTTACCTGTCTTACCTGGTTTACCTTTTCCGCCCTTTTTAGAGCCTCCTTTACATGCCATAATTAGTCCTCCTATTTTTTAGATTTATTCTTATATTCTTCATTTCTTTTTAGATCTAGCTGCTTCAGCATTTGTTTTGTTTTTAAGAGCAGTCTTTGCTTTTAATTGTTCTCTCTTATAAGCTGCATCATCTTTCATCTTCTGCAATCTTTTAGCTTCTTGTAATTTTCTATTTTCAAGAGCTATTTTCTCTTTCTCGATGGTGGCCTTTAATTTGTCAGCTTTTTCTTGTGCAGCAATTTTACGCTTTTCAAGTTCTTTCTTATTTTCTTCAGCTCTAGCCTTGTTTGCTAAATCCATTTGTTTGCTCATAGCATCAGATACAGCTTTTTGTCTAGCTATTTCTTGATTACCAATCTCAATTACATCTGGTATACCATTCATATCTTGATCCATATTCTCAGATCCTCTATAAGCATTCAACTGAGCCACAGTAATCTTAGTAGCATTATCTTGATCAATTTTATATTTAGTAAGATCAAGCTCAGCTTCTTTAAGCATAAGTTCTTCTTCCTTAACTTGATTCTGCATTTCAACAAGCTGTTGCTGTTGTTGATTTTCTTGTTCTTGCATTGCTTGTTGTTGCTCCAATCTGTTGTTTTCTATATCTTGTAATTTGGATTTAATTACACTCAGATTGTCACTAGTAAATATTTCAGCAGCATCTAACAATGATGCACCATTCTGCATAGCTGGTTGTACAAGACTCTTAAGTTGTTCAATGGCTTGACTTTCTTTTGTACTGTCAGTTACAAAAATATCAAAGTCTTCATATGACCAATTATCATCCATTTGCAAGAATGTTCTAGTACCTTCATCAAATATATAATTTAAGTATTTCTTGTCATCTTTCCATGCAAACTTAGCACTATCTAATAACATTGACAATACGTGCGTTTTAATCTGATTGTGCAACCAAAACCACGGTTCAGTGATATGAGCAGATTGAACTACAGATCTTTCTACATTACCTACTAGCTCATTACTAGAAATAGAACCTTGTCTTTGTTTTGTTACTCCAGATAATTCTGATACCATTTCTTCAATCTTTGCAAGTAATTGAATGTACGTATTAATAGTATTAGACATACTTGCATCAATAGAAGTCCACTGATTGTATGGTGATGGTTTACCACCCTCTCTACCAGGAATGTCCCAACCTTCTTCGTATGGATTGACAAATGCTACGCCAAGTGCCCCTAAGTAATGCATCCACTTATCTACATCTATACCCATACTCTTAGGTATTTGGGTAACATCTATTACAGGTATCTTACCTTTATCCCTAGCTATTGCCATTTCAAGACGATACCAGAGTATGATATACATGTATTGTAATGGTTTCATGATAGCAACTAATGATTTAGCTTTAGTATTTGTATTACTATAAGCTGCACCAGTGTATGGTAATTTAGCACTATTTAAATTGTCTCCTCTACGGAATTGGTACTCTAATGGTTGCATACCAAAGTAAAGATCATCACCTGCTCTATATCCTTCCCATGCTTCAATGATCCATTTCCATTCAACATTGATCTCTTCACCAGTAGGTTTATAATATTCATCTACCTGTATTTCATTTGGCATACCTGTCTCAGGATCTATTATTGTAACAAACCCTATCTTTTTAAGTGATTTCCAGCATACATGATAAACTACAATGTTATCTGGATCTCCATAAGGATTATGGTCTGGTAATTTATTGTATGATTTTAAGTTATAATGAACAAAATCATCTACTGGACTTTTGTCTGGACCAAATCCCGATGTAGGTTTTTGATCTACTATTTCTAACAATTCATTCAATTGCTTTTCATCTAGTTTATCATAAAACTGATCGTATATTTGACTCCAGGACATTAATGATCTATAACAACACCAAGATGCATCGTGAATGAATTCAATACCTTCTTCTGCAGGATATTTAAAATCTTTAGGATTGATTCTTTTAATAACTGGTTCGCCATTTCTAATTCCTATGTAATACTCTTCAAGTCCTGCAACAAGTGCATCTTTAAAGCCTTTCATAAATTCATGAGAAATGTTTTCTTTCTTAAGTAAGAATAATAAGCTTTGATATGCTGTTGTTTCTGCTGCATCTTTGTAATCCTTTGTTAAATACTTTTGTATTTGTTCTGGTGTTTGAATTTCACCTGTTTGTAATCCTTCTTGGAATCTAGCTTGATCCTCTGGGCTTAATTTAGCAAGCATGGCAGCTTGCATATAATTTAATAACATCTGTTTAGCTTTATCCTGTACTTCACTACTAGCAATATCACTAGTACGACACACTCTAAAGTTAAATGGACGTTTTGTTTCTTCACCTAATAGTAAGTCTACTTTTGGTCGTATTATATTATAATCCTGTGCCATTGCTGGAAAACCATCATCCTGATTAAAAGGATTAGTAACATACTTTAGATCTTTTTCATTATAAATACTATTATATAAATCATAATAGCTTTGCATTTCTTCTTCGTCTGGTATACTATCAGATGAAGCTATACCGGATATTCCAATGATATAATCTACGCAATCTTTACGCCATTCTTCAGTTTTCTTGCTGAGTGGTAATCTTTGGATAGGAAACGAGTTGACTGTTCTTTCCATATTAATTAGTAAACATAAATGTGGTTGTATTATTATTTAAAGGCATGAATGTAAATGAATCATCTGTATTTTTAAACAATGGTTTATCAAACAATCTCATTTTCTTTTCAACATCCTCTTTCTTCTTTACTTGTATATTATACAATTGTTCTCTATAGACCATTACCTGCATAAATGCCATAACCCTATCAAAGTTTCCTTTGTCATTATATTGAATAAGTTCTTCAAGGAATGGTTCAGATAGTACAGTATTTAAACCTAATTGTTTTTGATCCCTAAGTTCTTCTAGCCATTCTTTAATCTTACCTTCTCCCCAAAGTTTGATCTCTCTATTCATATGACACCCTTTTCGTCTATTTACTGTAGAATTATTAACAATATCTTTAATGATGTCTGGTTGATCAGCAAGTAAATGGCTACAATGTTTGTTATTGAAATAAGTAAATAAACCAGTGTTCTGGTTTTCTACCATTGCTTTTGCATTATAGTAAATAAGTAACTTACGAACATTTTCATAAAACTCTTCAGCAGTTTTTGGCCTACCTGTATATTCTGCTACAATGATATCTGAATATGATTCAAAGTCTTGAAAACGTTTATATATAAAACAAGAACCTAATGAATTAGTACCTGATTGATCGTGATCATATGGGTCAATACCAGCTATATATAAACCAAATGGTGCATCTTTAACTGGGTGTTCCCATATAACTATTTTACCAGTAGGATCAGAATTCTTTGGTAATGGGAATTCGGTTATGTCTCCTGTTTTCTGTATATTCCAAATTATCTCTCCATTAACTAGAGTAAGAGTACCTACTTGTTTATGATTCTGTAACTTAGTGTTGGTTCTTATTCTTGCTAATTGTTTTTGTAATTCTTTCTTTGGAAATATGTTACCAGATAATTCAGTAAATGCTTCTGCTGGGGATTCAGAGTGTTCTGCTACATATCTATCTATTTGTTGAGAACTAGTAGCTTCTTTTAATTCTTCTTCACGTAGATTTAAAATAAACTGTCTTGCTTTGTCATGAAGAGTATTACCATCCTCATCCATATACAATCGTTTACCAGTCTCATCACGTATATCCAAATTAGTGTGTTGAGGTATAAAGAAGCCACATTCCTTACTCTGGATACCATCGTCCCATATATTCTCAAAACCTATACAGTTATATGATTTGGGATTGTAAAATGCTTCACGTAATGTCATTACTGCAGGACCTTCATCACCACCAGTACCAAACATAATCATCAGACCAAAGGCAACACCATCTTGTTCTACGGATGGTCTAGCAATTTGCCATGCTGCTTTAAGTTCTGGGAAAGTACCTGCCTCTTCCCAAAGTATTAACATACCTGCTTTACCACGTACAGCATCTGGGTTATCTTTCAATGATACACCTATTATCTCTGATTTATAACCAACTTCAATTTTATTACCAAAGTTATCAGTTACAATCATAGAAGCTCTACGACGTACGCTAGTATTTACAGCTTGTCGTTTCTTACCCCATGCTGTGCTTTCATCTATAAAGTCCATGTAATCCCAAGCCTTGGTAAGGATACCATCATCAGTAAGATACTGTTTATTTGATGCATATACATAAGACTTAGAACCAGGTATCAAAAAGAAATTACGACAAAGCATAGCTGCGCCTTTGTAAGAATAGCCTTTACGTCTAGCTTTTGCTACACATAAGTGTTTGCCTTGATCCTGTGCGCTTTCAATAGCTTGAAAATAGTAATAGTCATAATCATAAAAGTCAGGAAATGCTAACTCTCTTACTTTAATTAGCTCTTCTTGACCTTGTTTATTCTTTTTATTTTTGTATACAATTCTTTGAATTGGGCAATAGTTTAAATAAAAATAGTTATACCCAGTGATGTAGTCCCCATCATCTGCAGTATAACCATTAATGCATCTATCGGCCTCTGTTTCCCAAAAATTGAAATACTCTGATGTACCTTTTGGGAAGGAACAATAAGACCCCGACTCTATATAAGTTAGCGCCGGGGTTCTGAATTTATTAGAATTTTTGATTTTCTTTGTGAAATCAATCATAAATTACTTTCTTCGTTTAAACAGGTTCTTAATTTTCTGCCATAAACTAGTTTTAGTAGTGTGATTATTTTCTGTTTTTTCATCCATGTGTGATATAGCATAAGCAGCAGCTTCAGCCAAATCTCTTTCTTGCTCTGCTTTCATGTTGTTATATACCTCAGTAAAATCAAAAATAATCATTGTCGGTTTAGTATTCTTTTTACTAGTTTTAGTCTTAGCCATAATTGCAATTTCTTTAAGCCCTTAACGGGCAGGTTTTTATAATGTCTTTTATTGTGTCGTATTTTCTACAACTTCTTTTTTGGTAATTCAAATGGGTTCATTTCTCCACCGCCTCTAACTTTGCTATTCTTAATCTCCTCTGCTCTTACTTGAGATTTAAGTTTCACAATTGATTCTATTACTCCAGCCATATTCTTAGCACCATCTGTAAGCTTTTTAATAGAATCTAAATCCATTTCGTCATCTTTAGATAAGTGATAGTATTTAGCAGCACCTTCAAGTTTCAATAGTAATCCATCTAACATATACTCAAGTAAGGAGTATGTTCTACTTTTCCAACTATCCTCTGCTTGTGTTACTATCTCTGGTAATTCATAGTTTTCATTTCCAAATAGTTCTTTCTTTAATGTAGGTTCTATTAGATCTCTTTCCATAGTTTCTACATAAGGAGAATCGTATTTGTTTTTAAGTACTATGTACCATAAGTATTTTGTTGCTAAATCTTTATCTTTAAATGAATCCCAAAGTTTTTTAAATGGTGGAATGGCCAACATGTCTGGATGTATGACCACTTGTCCACCAACTATATCTGCTAAATTCATTTTTAGGCTCCCGTAACACAAGGTTCGCAACAATCGCAATCCTTCATATTACGATTTTGATCGTATTCTTTATTCAATTTATAATTATTATAAAAATCTTCATTTCTTATAATAACAAAATCTCTAACTTTTCTTCTATCTTTAACCGGTACTTCTTTTTCTCTATAACCAGCATAGAGAACCAATATTACATCACCAGCTTTTACATCATATTCTTTTTCATTAGCTACAAAGGTACCATCTTCCTCAATTACCCAAGCCCAATCAATATTTAAGTAATGATTACTAATAGTATCAAAATTCTTAATATCGTTATCCTTCATTGTTAACAATGAGCCGCCACCTGTATAAATATACGTATTCATATTAATCTAAATTTATTTTAATGTATCTGTTTTTGTAATGTCTATTCAATGCATCTACCGCTTCTTGTTGAGTATAAAATGCATTAACGTACTCTGGATTTTTACTGTACTGATTGATTATCTCCTTCAGTTGCTCCGCTTTCTCGTCCCTGTTCTGCATTCTCATTTTCTTCTTTTTTATCAGTTGAACCAAATCCACCACCACGATCTTCACCTGCTAATTCCTCTACAATGACAGGCTCAATCTTCGGATAAGGCATTACTACTAACTGAGCAATCTTTTCACCAGGCTGATAAATTGTAGGAAGAGCATCTGTAGTAATCTTAAATTTAACAAGAATCTCACCTTTATAACCCTTTATTAAGGTGTTGTTATATTATAAGGCTCTTTATCCTTATATTTCTACAGTTTCAATTTGTTATATCTGTAGTTCGGACTATATCATCACCGCTAAGCGGGCAGGGCACTCGTGTCAGCATTACTGTCCTCAGTAAGGACTCGGCTATTAGTCTCTGAACCTTCAAGAATGTTACCATTCAAGCTTGGCTGCTGATTGACCTCTTCAGGCTTTTCCAGCAATTCACCCCGTTTTAAGACTGCAGTTAATTTACCAGTTTTAGGATCTCTAATTTGAATACCTTCTAACATATGAATTGTTTTATGTTCTGATCTAGTTACTGGCATTAAATTTTCTATTCTATTATCATTGTGATCGCCGTTTATGTGATGCACATTGATTTTTCTTTTTAAATAGTACTTTCCATCAATAATTTCAAAGTATTTATTATTAAATAAATAATAATATTCTTCTATGATCAATCTGTGTTTGAGAACTCTATTGTTTCTATCCTTATTTGGATGTTCTGGACAATAAACTTTTATATCAACTAATTTATGATTGTTCCTCGTTAATTCTTTTCCTTTAAAAGAAGCGTTTAAGTCCCCTTTTAATCCAAATTGGTGATTACCTTTTCCTAGATACAAAGTTTCTTTAAGTTTATTTGCACATTTTGTACTACAAAGAGAATGTTTATTTTTGTTAATCCAAGACTGTTTTCTATGAAATTTCTTACCACATATTTCACATGTGCAATTTAGTTCTCCTTTTAAACTATCATGTTGACATTTGCTACTACAATACTTAGCTGTATTTGTTCTAGAAGGTTTTACTTTGAACGTTTTACCACAAATTTTACAAATTAATTCCATTTTATAAATTCTTTTTGTAGAAAACGTAAGAAAATACTATGGGTTCTATTGATATGTATTAAAATACAATCAAAATTTTACAGTCTATAACACCTACTGCATTACACATTGACATAGATCTTTGAGAAATAGATGATCTCATAAAGATCAAACCCACATGACCTTCAGGAATCTCTACGGATAAACCTGTATGATATACTAATACTAACTTACCACTCTTATCAAATTCCTGAGTAAAGGAAATTGCTGTTAAATCTAAACCAGCATCATTAGGGTTAGCATAACTAGGTAATACTGCGTCTTCTTGTAATTTCTTAAATTTTAATTCCATATTATTTTCTTACTATATTGTTTCCTAATATTATTTCTGTCATTTGAGCTGCTAAATTTGCAGCATAATCTTCAGCAAATTGACTACGATTCGTGTCCTGTAGTATCTGTCTCAGATACAGTAGTATCACTTGTTGATTCAGTAGTATCTTGTCCAGTTTTTCTTCTGTGTTCATTCCTTTTTTGAATTCTTGCATTCCTAGTACCATAATTAGCATTGTATTTAGCAGTACACCATTCTAGATTCAATAATTTGTTATTAGTTTTATCTTCATCTATATGGTTTACCTGTTCTCCAATACATTCTGAAAATGTTGATAATACTAATCTATGTACTTTTACTTTGTAATTCCTTTTATTCTTTTGTAATGATACAGTTAGATATCCATTGTGATCTAGCCGTTGAACTAGAATTTTTCCAATCGTTTTATGTAGACGTCCGTTAGAATGTTCTATTATTCTATCTTTTGATCGTACTTTACCAAAATTAGATACTTCATAATCTGGAAAATTGTATGCGGTTCTCCATATTTCTACGGTCATATCCTTCATAGAGTGCTTAGAAAGATATAGAAGAGCAATGCTATTCCAACATACTTGCGCAAGATGGTGGCAACCTGTTTCTGGATCTATTTCATTTCCTTTTTCGAATTCCCACAGATGACGCAACAAAGCCGCTTTGTATCTTTGATAACCGTTCTCTAAATTCTGCCATGTATTTTCTCCATACTTCCTAGCTCCTTCTGTATATACTCTGGCAATATCTTCAAGACAATCAAGAGGCATTAATTCCCATCTTGTTTTGTCATCTTTCTTGTCATTCTTTTTTCCTTCCTTTTGCATTCTATAAAATCTTCAAGTTGTTTCACACACCAAGTAACTAAATAAGCATATTGTTCATTTCCTTCATTATATCCTTCTGCATTCATTGATAAATAATCATATACAGCATCTGCATAATGGATTGATTCATGAGCTAAAGTAGAACAATGGAAATCATCTAGTACTATTAATATACCAACAGCTCTAGAATATTTCTCTCTGACCAAGAACGTAGCTCCCATTACACTACTTAGTTTGGGACGATCTCTTCCTGGTTCATCATTTCTAAGTTCTTTGGTAGTAAGAAAGAAATCAAAAAAATCACAAGCATCTTCCCAATCATCCAGAGTAGTAACATAAAGATTTACAGGATATAGATTTTGATATAAAAAAGCTTTAGTTGTTTTGTTCTTCATTCTCTCTGGTTTTTTCATACTTTCTTTTTGGTTTGATTTTGAATAAATACCCAAACATTATTGTTTTAGTATCTTCATCATTTGAAATAACTCTATTTGCAAATTTAAACGGGTGATTACAAATTACTTCTACTACTTGATGTGGAATATTATATTTATTTGCTAATTGTATATAGATATTAGAAGTTTTTTCCTTTTGAATCATATACTACTCTATAGTATTTATTTTTAAGCAAACCATCGATTGTAAATGATTCTACGTCTATTGTAGAAGGTCTAATTATATTTATCACACTAAACACATCCTTTGTGTCATTGTTCATCATAACGTGTTCTACTACTTCTAACTTAAGAGCTTTTTCTTCCTTTTTACTATATGGTTTGATAGGTTCTAAAATTATATATCTATCTTTTTCTTTTACTTTGATGTTCGTGGTTTCTACAAACATAGAAGAATTTCCAAAGTAAAGAGTATACTTATTAAATGGTAATTCTTTTCTCATTAATTTATTCCACCAACATTTTAGTAAACCATATTTCTTATAGATAAGAATGGAACCTGTTTTTATATCTAAACATTTCATTTTATTCTCAGTATTATCGTTAGTTGCAAACGATCTCCAATAACAACTGGTATCAGAGCCTTATTTACGCTAAGTTCGTCTTCAGCAGGTCCAGCTATTAAAATACCCTTCTCTTTGAAAGACTTAATGTATCTACTTAGGTTATCCTTAGTAATACCTAAATTCTCAATGATATATTTTCTATTATATCTGTTTGCTACATTCTTATTTGAGTTAGGTTCCTTAACGTATTCCATATCCATTTTGATAAGTGTAGCCATCAATTCAAGCTCTCTATCGGTTAGCCTAAGTATTCCATTAAGCGCTTGTAAAAACTCTGGTATCAATTCTTCATTTGATACGGTTTTTACTAGTTTATTCATTTATGATTGTCTCGAGTTTATTTAACAATTTCATCATATTGAAATATACAGTATCGTGTTCTACCTTTACACAAGTTTGAATTTTACCTTCTTGATACTTCTTTTCAATATTGTTCTTACGTTGATTGTAAGTATTTTTCAATTGAGCAATAATAGTACGAATCTGTTTGATTTTATTCTCATCACTAGATTCAACAGTAACATTTTCAATTGGTTCAACCAAACCACTTTTAGCATATTCTTCCATGATATTACTAGATATTGCTACACTTACTTGAGAATAATAATTCTCTGCATCAGCAGATTTCTCATCAGAGAATGTATACATTTCATTATCCAAAGTAAGGATATCACCGGTTTTTAATGCACCAAAAGGTTTAATTACTTTATATTCTTTAACCATATTACTTAATATTTATTTTTTAACAGTTCCAAGTGCTAACTTGATCCATTTGTTTACATCAAAATCAGGATCTTTTTCAGATATGATTCTGCAATTGTTTGAAGAATCACATACTTCGTATTGTTTGGGTTGGGTTACTAAACCCATTAGACTAATTGCTTCATTCTTGGATAATGTTAATTCTGTAGCATTTTCCATAGAAGGATTATTAACGTCTTCTGGAACAAACACTTTAATTATACCATCATCTTGTATTTGAATGAACTTTGAGTACTCACCCAACATATTATTTATCATTTCTTTAATCATATCCATATAACGCAAATATTCAAAAAAAGTTGCATATTTTATACAATAAAAAAGGGGTTAACTTTATGCTAACCCCTAGTACATCCAACTACAACCACGATTAATTAAGACTACGCTTAGTCTTTAAAATATTTTTCTCCTTTAACAAAGGCTACTACATTATAAGGATTTACTAATTGACTATCTTTAAACAAATCAAAATCAATCGATGCTTTCCTAGGATATGCTACCACATCACCTACTTCAGGATGATTGTTCTCATCTTGCCACTGATACCCAGATGGCAGACGTAATACAATACCTTTTCTGAACGTAGTTAATACCTTTTCTTTAACTGTTTCGGTATCATTGATATCATAACCATTTTCGTCCTTTTTACCAGTCTCTACTGGCTTAATAATTTCTTTCTCTACGTATTCATCCTCTAAGGGTTTAACTATCATATCCTTAGTAGGGATATACACTAAACCGTCTATAACGGTTTTTAATATGTCCTGTTGATTTTCCATACTGGCTAAACGTACTTAATTAATTTTTGTTCTATTACTCTGAAATTTTTCTTAGAATATGACCACCAGCACTACAACAAATACCTTGTGCAACATTGTTTAGACATCCACTAAAGTTTTCAAATTGTCTAAAATAACACCCTCTGCATCCATCATATGCTCTGATTATTTTAAAATCGTCACCATTTATGTTAACAACTCCTTGTCTAATCATTTCTAAGTATCTTGGCTCATTCATCATGATATAGTTTGATAATATTATATTATATACTGCAGTTATCTAGAGTAAGAGTAATGGTTTATATTACTACTAATTGCATTTTAAACTACTACTATATCCTACTCTGGATGTAGGAACGTATTATAATCTAATTTTGTTCCATTTTCTTTAATAATAAATTTTTATTTTAGAGTAAAGCTATCATGAGTACCATTTTTATTCTTACAGAATAACTCACAATTTACCAAATACTCATCCATAAAATCATTTTCTGAATCTATTTCAATATCTACTTCTATGAGATCATCATTTTCGTATATTTTTTGGTAAGTTCTGTAGTTCCAATTACCATTCCAATGGTCTTTTATCTTAATAAAACCATGTTCTTCTAGCCATTCACAACGTGTCATTTTAACATTATTTATGATTATTTAACATATTTACGAAAGTTTCGTAGACAATTCATTAACTTGCTGCCTCAATTCATTTACAAATCTAGTAGCTCCTTTAGGTCCAGTGTACCCTAGATCTGGTATTTTATATACATGATCGCCAATACTATCTATTCCATACGCATTGCTATCTTTACTTAGGATAGTTTCTACCTCTTTAACTGTTAATTCTTTTAACATAATTTAACTATTTTTAACTTATCTTATACCCTAGTAATGTTAATAATTCATAAAATTTGTTAATGTCCCTAAAGTAAAGTGAATATGAAATCATCATATGAGCTATACCTTCCTCCATAGGGTTCATTAATCTTAGATCTGATACTTTCAAAGCTTTAGAGCCATCAGCGCAATCCCATTCACTTACTCTAGCTCTTAATAGCTCAAAATCACTAAACTCGTAGTAAAGCTGGTTGTCTCTGATTTCAAATCCTTTATCTTTTAATTCTTGTTCAAATATCATAATATAAAAATAAAAAGGGGTACCGAAATACCCCTTAATTCAACGTCTATTTTCCATAGTCATTTTTTGTTCTGTAGTACGTTTCATGATGATTTCTTCAATCCAAGCTAATGCAGCATCAAACCCTGCACAAAATGCAGCTTTAGATACTAAATTAGACTCTTCACACCAATCTTCATACTCTCTAAACATTTCTGTTTCTTTGAGTCTATCATCTTCGATTAACTCATATAGGTATTTCCTAAACATAATAATTGATTTTAATGATTAAACTTATTGATTAAGCCGTATAACCTAATTCTTATTTCAGTGTGGTATAACCACAATATAGTAACGTGTATACCAAGGTAATGTTGTAAAAATTTTTTATAAAAAATATTTTTGATACCGTGCAATTGAGAGTGAGGACCAGTACAATATCAAGTCCCCTCTCCTAACAAGTAGGGGAAATCCCCCGTCAAAGAGTTAATGTGTCAATAGAACCTTATGGTGTATAGGTAAACCGTAGAATATTATGGAATTAGTTATCAAAACTAAGGACGTAAAGAATTATGAACTCACTAAGGTAGAGGTTAAGACCTCTAAAGACGGCAATGCACGCTATGCCGTATGTGAGTTCAAACAAGCTGGCTTAAGCAAACTATTGCAAGAGCAAGCTTCTGGTGTTACAATGCAGTTAATGGCTGCATATGGTAGTACTAAGGAACACGAAAATGCGTATTTCAAGCTGATAGAAGAGTCTATTGGTGAGAAGATGCCTATTTGTCGTGTTGAAGTAGCAGGTTTTCCTGACTTCATTCGTAAGGATAACGATGGTAAAATCATCACTGAGACTAAGGAAAGAGACGGTAAGCAAGTAAAAGTAGCTTCCATCTACAACTCTGTCTTCATCTATACACTATGTAATGATGAAGGTGAATGTATCAAGTCTGATGCAAGTCTTATCAAGCGTGGTGAGAACTTGTACAACAATTCTAAGCGCATTGTTGATTATGTTGAGTATGATACTAAGCGTAAAGCAGCTAAGGCAGCTAAAGAAGCAGCTAAGGCAGCTGAGGAGAAGAAGTCTAATCCATTGTTGGAGGGTGAAATAGTGGATGATGATGAGTTGTAATGAGTAAGGAGGAGGGAGTGGTAAACACCATCCTCTCTCCCCTCATTTTCACTCTTTTTCACAACAAACCCATTAGTAATTTATATAATATATAGCGTAATTTAAATAACGTGTAAAAGATTGCACATGGAGATTGAACAAATGAAACATGTGGGAACTAAATAGGAGAGATCGTGCGAGTTCAAGGTAGTTCCGCTTAGTGTTTGCCTACTAAGTATCACTACACAAGCTGGATGGAAGACCGGCATCATTTGTTTAACTTAATAGTTGTAGGCGGATATACTCTAAACCTTCAATATTATGTTTAAAAACAACCAGTCCTAGGTGAGTGGATAGTTCCACTTTTAAATATCCTAGGCGGCAGCCAGCCACAGCTGCATAAGTAAACTTGGGCATATGTTTTACTTGCTGGTGGAGTAGTTTAAACCAGTAGTGTGTATCTTTTCGGCGGTTTACTAGTAACGCACTTAAAAGTTTAAGGATAAACCGTACAGGAAACCAATTCCGATTTATAAGTTTGGTGACAACTTGAAAGAGAGTGACAGCTTGGAGAGACAGCATTATATGTACAAAATAAATCAAACACATAAAATCAGATGGAAATGAGTAACGGAACAAAAGCAACAATAGGATTTTACATAATGTCATGTTTATACCTATTATCAATAGGATTAGATCCAAAAGCGAAATTCTCAGCAATATTAGATATGATATTTGAATGGTCATTAGCTTATTGGATATTTATTGGAATATGTTTTTTAGCAATAAACTCATTTAATAAATAAGAATCTATGAGCAAGAGAAAATATCACAAATCAAATTGTGATTCTACAGTACGAGCAATCGTAACAGATGCACTAGGACGCAAAGTGATCCTAGTTGGAAAGCACGCTTTCGAATGGTCTATTATTCTTGAAAAAGAAGGAAAATTAGTAATAACTACCTTTCCTAATAGAGAAAAAGCAGTAGATACATTTAACAATAAATATAAAAGAAAATGAAAGCACTCAATTACATTCTATTTGGTATACTATTGTTAGTATTATTATTTTATATAGTAATAACAATAAGTCAACCACGTTATGCAGTAACTAATATATTACTGTATATAATACCAACTATAATTGGTATCTATTTTGGTGTTAAAGTTATTAAACATGAATAACAAACCACCCAGTGTATGAAGTGATACACAACTCTCTTTTTAATTTAATATAATGCAGCCATGGTTAGTGACAGGCCTAAGTAAATGCAGAGTCATATTAAATTTTAATATATGAGAAAGATAATATCATTCATTTGGTTAGTATTAAGAATACTTATCTATATGATAATATTATTAATACTGTTGGACGATCCCATCCTATATCCAATATGTGTGATATTATTTACATATATTGAATTTAAGGATAAAGTAAATGTTAGTGTTTTTCATGGTATTATAGATGAAGTTAGAAAAGAATTAAAGCAGTAACATTCTTTTGGTTAAAATGTAAGACACACATCTGTTGTGAAACACGTGTGTGTCATTTAAAAGATTTTTACAAACATTGATTATAGCCTCCTAAAGGCAACGAAAGTCACGCAGAACCGTTGTATGCCTATTGTGAAATACGCATACAATTTCCCTAGAGTAAAGACAACCTCAACGAAGACATGTAAGGCATTATATTATGGATATGCATTGTCGGGTTCTAGGGTCTAGTAGGTTTAAATTGCCGGGCTGAACGAATGCCAACGGCTACCGAAGCTAATGTCTTTAAATCTGAATCATTAATACTTAATAATATGATAAGAATAATAATTCAGAAAAAAAAGAGTCGTAGTATATCTCTATACAAGAGAATTGTGACTCTTAAAAAAGAGCTTAATTTAAGTTGGCTTGATGCAATTAAGTTAGCTTATAAATTAAGTAAAGGATACGGTGTGGTAATCAATACTGCTATCGCATCCAAGCAACAGTGCATGTATTCATACATGGACAATCTTCATAATCAATTACATCGTTTATTCGATACTAATTGGAAACAAGATGTAGAAACTGTTGCTATGCAAATACCCAAAAAAGACTTTGACCTATTTAAATTAGGTGGAGGATATAGGGTATATATTGCAACAAAACCCGGTTATATAGATCACTTCTTACAGATCTATCCATAATCAGGTAAGGGAGATTTATTTCTCCCTTTTAAAAAGATAAAAACTTGTTGAATTATAGAACTCTATTCAATATCTGTTGTGAAACACATATTGATTAAATTGAAATCCTAAGTAGGTACATGTAACAGCTTGGCGGCGTTAGTGGCTTATGATCTACTTAGGATTGTTTTAGAATTTATTAACAACTAAATATAATCAATATGAATAATATGAACAAAAGTATTGAATTTGATTTTAACAAATTCTCAAACAAACTGCTGTGTATAAAAGCATTGAAAGACATTTTTGGTTTTGGTTTAAAAGAAGCTAAAGAGATTGTAGATTCTAGGAGATATTCTTATGACTTAAGCCGTTACTCTGATAGAAATGAAGCAATTAATCATTACGATTCAGTATTTCATCAATTTACAGATACTGTAAGAGAGACCTATCCAGATGCTATTAAATTCATTTGGAGAAACCCTCAGAATATTCAAGAGATTAATCCTAATGTAGTAAAGGTAGGTTCTGTATATATTCTTACTGAAGAAGAATACAATCGTCTTCATAAATATCACAGTTTATTAATGGATATGTTAGGTACATATAAACAATTTTTACAGGCTTATGAATCTAATAACTAAATCTTCATTAAAATGTCTTTTATATGTGTTACTACTATTGGCAGTAATAGTTGGGGGTATTTACACCATAGCTATTATAGGAGAACTAATAACAGTCTCATTAGGTATGGGTGCTATACTAGGTTTACTCTTTATTTTAATTAATAAAGAATCTCAGAGAATAGAAAAGTATTTATATGAAGAAGAACAAAAACAACAAGATTCATGAAAGTAGAAGTTTGGTACGCAGTAGATGAAGATGGAGGACAATATCTTTTTACAAGTAAGCCAAAAAGATATGTTGAAGGTGATTCAAATTACTGGATTAATTTAAACTGTCCTAATGAGGATGAGTTTGCAGGAAATTTTAATTATACGCAGATATCTGAAGAAGATAGAATACAATTAAATATTCCTATGATATCTTGGAAGAATGAACCAATTAAAATTGAATTAGATATTCAAGCAATGGTCATCAATCAATAAGGCAATATTGCACAGTTTTATTAATAAATCAATTATTTCTATGAACAAGTTTCGAGACGTAGCGATTGGGCTACTTTGCATCGTACTATTGGGAGGAATCCTATGGTATGGGTACGATAAGTACCATGGTACAGAAGCTAAAGAAGCTTCAGAATCAACTAAAACTGAGGTCATTATTCCTACTTTGGAAGAAAGACTTAACGACTGGAATGTTGAAAAGCATGACATGGAATTGTATGATTTGTGTATGGAACTTCCAGAACAAATCGTACGTACTATTCTTAATAGAATAGGTACAACTGCAACGTATGAAGAGATTGCTGAAGAGTATCTCCGTAATACAAACTATTATATTAGTATGCAGTTAAAAGAAGTTATGCCGGGAATAACAGGTCCAGATGCTAAGAATGCTAAAGTGGAAATAAAGACTGAAGTAAATAGGCCGGAAAAAGAAAGTGAGAAAGCTATCAAAGTACCAATTACGGTAATAGATAGTATTAAATAATAACTTTTTTAAATTTCTGACTTATAATTCATTTATATGCATTACCTGTAAAGGTAGTGCATATTTTTATTATTAGATCATCAGAAGATGACAAGCATGTGGGGCGTAAGTAGTATTTTTATGCAGGAGAAGAAGAATGGCAATTGTTCTAATTAGTACTGATAATTGCAAATACTATGATCGTGCGGACGTTAAAATCATGCCGTTAATAAGAATTGTACTGGCAATACAATTCTGCTATAACGTAAAATATGTTAGATAGCCGATTATAAGAAGTTTTACGTAAGAGTTTTTTAATATTTATTTTGCAGACGTAAAACTTTACGATGACACTTATTCTAATTACTCATAGTACAATATGAGTTGTTGTTAATCAACAATCGTTCAATCAAAACTATCTCTGTAGTTGTACATGCGGAGACGTCATTAAAAGTTATAACTTAAATTTATCAAAAATGAAACAGTTACATCTTATTGGAACTACAGGAAATAATTTATGTCTTGTACAGATTCCAACTTCTTGGTCCCAACAAGAAGCAAAAGAAATGCTTGAAAGAGCACTTCTTGTTTTCATGCAGGAAAAAGATAATCCAGAATTTCTTTCTTCATTAAATGAAGAAGAACTGAAACATCAATTTCCTAAATTCGATTCTAAGTTAATCGAGCAAGTTTCTGTTTTACTTCAGAATGTAGGTACACCAATATCTACAGGAGGAGGTCTTACATGGCAAGTAGAAGTACAGAATTACTTATTACGTAATCCTACTTTTACTAGAGACTTAGTTCTCTTATTTAACAATCCTCTCAAAAAAGAGGAAAAAGAGTATCTTTGTATTAACTACATTGAGGCATTACCTGAAATTGTTAAAGTTTTTAAGAGCTATGTCTAAAACGTGGAAAGAAAGTAAAGCAGTAAAACAAGGACGTTCTGAAAAAGGACGTCCTAAGCCTAAAATGGAACCCTATAAAAAGGGTACTAAGAATAAAAAAGAAATTTATTGATTACTCGCCAGTTATCATATAATTTAATTTTTTATTAATATGGTGGTTATCCCCGAATCGTGAATAAGCCCAGAGTCCTACAGCAAATCAAAGCTATGTGAAGATGCATAGTACGCTAATAAAGTAAAGGGGGCAGCATACGATAAGAAAACAAAGACTATGCCACGATTCATTATTTAAGAACATGGAAATAAGAAACGTTATAGAACTCTCCGCATTTAGCAAATCTCTATCAAAAAAGATTACGTACTTAAATCATGAAGAACGTATACTTATTGATATAGAACAAATTGCTGCAATAACTCCAACTTCAGAAAGAGAGGATTTACCTAAGAAAGTAGGTTTAGCCTCTTGTAATAATGATGAAGCAAAAGAAGAGTTGTACACTTGTGTATTACTTAAATGCGGTTTTAGTGTAAGAGTAATCGAATCAGTAGAAGAAGTATATAATAAAATACAAAAAATATACAATTCTACTATTTAGTAATAAAAATCAATTTTATTTAAAATGCGAAGCAAAAGAAAAATGGAGACTGTACGTATTCGCAAAGCGAATGCTACAATCAAAAAAGAAAAAGTAGTATGTTTTGCACAGGATAGAGACGTAAGCACTCGCATACTTGCGATACTATCTGTAGGGCAAACAAAATCCGGAGTAAAGAAAGAAACGAAGGGGGCTGATGGAAAAGTAACAGTAGCCTTTGTACCTGAAATTACTCGCTACAAAGTAATTTGTGGCTCCAATGGAAAAGTTGGAACAAGATACAATGTGATAAAAATACCCAAAGAAGAAAAGGGTAGAGTTATCAGAAAGACCGTTATTGACAACGGTACTGTAGGTCGGCGATTAACAGATGAAGAATTTGTTAATATGTATCCTTCTCAATGTAATATCTTTAAAGAGATATTTAAAGAAGAATTTCAAGTAGCATACCAAAAGGTATACGAAAAACTAAAAAATAAAAAATAATGGCGCTTGAAGAACTTATTTATAAAGGTGCTAATACCGCTGGTATTAGTAATGTTTCTATTAGAGGACAACCTATTACTTCTACACTTTGTAAAAAAGATATAAAAGGATCAATAAAGAGCGCAATTAGTGAGAATCCTAGTTTTAAGCAATTTCTTGAAGAGAACCATGCTTATGGTAGATATGTAAAAAATGTCACTAATCAAATATTGCGAAATGGAGATATCTCTGGTAAACTAATTAAATGTGTACATAGAATCGCTCATAGTAATTGTAGTAATAGAGAGATTCTTAACGGCACTATTAACTGGAGTAGTACATCAGAAGGTTGCGATTATTGGTTTGGATTATATGTTAATACTAAAAAGTAAATAATAACAATTTTAATTTAAAAATCAATTTTATTAACTTATCAAAATTTTAAAAATTATGGCAGATTTCAATTTGGACGCAAAAATGCAAGAACAAGAGAACAATCAGGGTAAAGTAAACACTTCCGCAGTAGATAAAGCAAAAGAGAACATCGCTGCAAAGAAGTTGGAACAAGAGACCCGTGAAGTTGAACGTCGTTTATCAAACGCAGAGTCTACAGAAGATCGAGCATTAAAAGAGCTTCGTATGGCTCGTAAAAAAGAAGAAGCTCAAAAAGCATTTTTGACAGCTGTATCTACAGCCAAAACAAATTTTGAGTCCGATGGAGATTATCGTAAATACGATAAAGCTGTCGAGGAAGCCGAAGAGAAGCGTGATAAAGCCGTCAGTGACGCTAAGCGTGCTATCTACGGTGAGGATTATTGGAGATATTAATCCAGTAATTTAACTCCAAAATCAGAGTTGGGAGTGTCCGAGAGGTCTCCCAATCTCTTTCCGTATATTTAGTTCTAGAAAGAGATTAATACCACGATTTAATTATTCGAATTAGAGTAGAATAAAATTATCTTGAATTAACAAGATACTCAAGAGCCTTGAGCCAGAGTGGAAAATTCTGAGCCACTGATCACGTGCCTGAGATCATTACTATCACTTGAAAGTTTCGATATACTGAGACTGCTGAATCGCTAGAACCTTGAGTCAAGACCTAGTGATAGGCTTACATAAGTAAGTTAAGTATAGTAATGATATCAAATCACACATAGAATTAGAGCTTTAAGCCGAAGTAATGTAGATAGTTGTAGGAATACGTAAATTTTCTACTGACTCTTCAAATTCTATAGATCTATCAAAGGCATTTTTCTATAGTAATAGAGAGCTATATGCCTAAGATTATTCTTTTTTAAAGAGATAAACATGTATTTAGAGATAAGACATAAGTCGCATTGCGCATGCTTACAGAAAATACGTTTATATAAAAAAGAATACTTACTATTACTATAGATTTATAAGGTAAAGAGAGAGTGATCTCTCTTTATCTACTATCTTTCATAAACTTTTTTTCAGTTTTAAAATTTATATCATAAGAACTGTGATATGTCTTATTAGGTTTATTGGAAACTATTAGGACGAGGGTTCGACTCCCTCCAGCTCCACAAATATATAAGAAGTAGCGCTTCATCCCAAGCTCTGAGTTAGTCCGCCACTAAAAGGTCGATCTTGGGTGATTAAATCGTTTTATGCGAGGGCTCTGGAAAATGGTGGCGTTCCAGCTTATATATTTTCTTATAAAAGGGGCTGCTTGGATTTGACTAGTAGTGAAAGGTAAAATAGGTTCACTTTAAATTTAAATGGCAATACATTTGTCACTGATTACACTGCTCTAGGAGCGGCGTAAATCAACGTGCTAACTACGAAAATGAGGGTGTCTAGTAGCTTAACCGGATAAAGCCCTGGATTTTATCAGGAGATTGTGGGTTCGAATCCCACCTAGATAACAAAATATTAATTATGAGTTACATAGCAGTAGATACATTTGGAGATGAATACATATATCAATTTAAACCTAAAAGAGTAATACGCACTAATACATTAGGTGAAAAATGGGGATATTGGTATTCTGAAAAAGGTCATCAAATTGAGGTTCCTAAAGGTACTGCAAAAGCATTATATAATGCAAACTTGATGACTGATTGTAAAATTCCTTTATATAAAAGGAATATGAACTGGGGAGATAATCCGATTCAATTATAATTTTAAAAAGCTTATGGATGAGAAAATAGCTGAAAAAAGATTAGTATCATTTAATAAAGAATGTATACTAGCAGGACCACGACAAAGCGTCGTTAGTTTCCTTAAAATGTTAATGAACTTAGGAGCAGATGTAACAAAAGCAACATCTGCAAAGAGTTTGATAACTAGTAAATCGAACATTGTATTACTACTTAAGAATGAAGGAAAAAGTAAGAAATTTCCTCAAATCACTGTATTAAGTAGATCTTGGTGGGATTATTACCACAATCCCAAAAAGCATAAAAGTTCTTATAAAACATACAATATTCCAAAACAATGGAATAAAGTATATAATGAGATACTAAAACTTGAAAACATTCCATTCTTAATTCCTGAGTAATATGAGACTAACATTTTGGATATACTTTGATAATCCCGGTGAAAAGGAGAAATTAAAGAAGATAATGGATGAACCATATGATGATTTTGAAAAGAATCGTCTAATCCAAGAAGAGTTTGGAGTTGATTTGCTTACAGCAAGTCGAGTTATTGACACATATTATAAATCAATTAAGAAATGAAAGCAGGAGTATATATTGTTAAAGACTTATTCAGTGAACAGAAATATATTTTGTCTTTAAATGGTAAGGAACCATTTATAAGAATCACAAATAGTATTTCACTAAGTTCATTTGCTAATGGTCTTATCGAAAGAGATCATAAAATAGTTGAACAGATTTTAGAAGATCCTACTAAATTTGAATTTACTCTTCTATCTAAAGAAATTGAATCAAGTAAAATAGAAGAAAGAAGCACAGAATCTAGTAGTATTCAATATACTGATGAACAATATAAAGAATTCATAAGTATAAAGAATATTCAACCAGATGGTAATTTAAATAAAATTGCTGTTACTGCAGATATTCAAGGTAAATTACATATATCTTGGGAAGAAGCAGAGAAATTATTTGATATAATAAATATTCGTTATTTAGAAGACGATAAATGGAAGAAAATAGAGATAAAATCTTCGATCAACGAGGCGAACTCTGTAATACAATAAAAGATCTTTTTAAAAATACTAGCAAATGTGAAAACTTTTTACCAGTATTTAGAGAAGATGAGGGTTATTGTATGGATTGGGGAATAATTGGATCAGAATATGAAAAATATTTTGGTTGGATTAAAACTCCAGATGGAAAATTTTGTTCAGTATGTCCAGATAATATGGACTGGCGTACTTGGATTGAGATAAAAGCAAAAATTAAGAAATGGATTGCTTGGATATCTCAACGTCTTTTTCATCCTAATAAGATGATAGGGAGCAAACATACTACAGACTTAGTAAGACTAAGAATTGCTGTAGCAATGTTAGACAAAATAGAATTACCTAGGATATATTCTGATGAAATATTTGATAACTTAATTCAATGTTATTGGATACGTAAATATGTATATGATACATATTATTATAGATATATATTAGGTATTCCATTTTAGTTTAGAAATAAGGAAGTGTAATAAGATTTGCCTACTTTCAGACGAGATAGCTGTGTCGTCGCAGAGGGCGTTCTAAACAAAGGATTCTAGGGGTTCGACTCCCCTAGTTTCCACTAACTAATGCTTGTTATATGAAAGAAGAAGAAAAAATCTTAATTGAACAAGCAAAACACGGTGATAATAAGGCTTTTAATCAGTTATATGAACGGTATCATAGACTGATAAGATATATTATCTTTGATATAGTCAAAGATGATGAACTTACTCAAGATCTATTGAGTAACACATTTATAAAAGCCTTTAGTAAACTCAGTTCTTATGTAAACCCTATTAGCTTCGAAGCGTGGCTTAAAACAATAGCAGTTAATACTACTATTGATCATATAAGAGCCACAAAGGATTTATGTAAGAACTTCAGCATAGATAATGAGACAAATACTATTCAATTAGAGGAAATATCCCTAGATCCCGAGTCAGATATGATTAAAACAGAGAATATTGAACTTCTAAGAATAGCATTATCTCGCCTAAGATCTAAGTATCGAAATTTACTCGAGTTAAGATACTATCAAGGTCTTAGTTACGATCAACTAAGTGTTAAGCTTGGAATTCCTATTGGTACTGTAAAGTCCGATTTGAATAAGGCAAAACGTAGGTTGAGAGAAATTTTTCATAAACTTTCAAAAAATTAACAGAACATGACAACAATAACTTTCATTTCTATGATTGTTGCTTTAATTCTAGTGATTGTAGCAATCGCTAGAGTGCAAGGTAGCCCAAAGCTAGGTATCAATTTAATATTGACACTAGCATTTGCGATTGTTGTTGGATTTGGTATCCAGAGTAAGACTCGTAATATCGAGCCTAAAAAGGACCAAATAGAAAAGGTCTCTGTAGTAAACCACATGCCCATACAGGCTTTGCAAATCGTTGGAGTGACACCAATGATTACTGCAACAATTGAGTCTGTAAGTAAGGCTTATATGTGGTTTATTAGAGACCAAGGAGACCAACAACAAGGAGAAAATCTTCTAGTTCATACTAGAACCAGAGCATCACCAGATCACGAGGATTCAAGTTAGCTTACTAACTATTTTCGGGATCATTACTATTTCTATCATTAGTTATTTTAATAATTTAAAACTGTAAAGGACAGTAAACAAATCAATTGAATCATGTCTAAGAAAAATAAAACAACTCAGCAAGCTCCTGTAAAGGATACTGAAGTAAAGGATAACAAGAGTACAAAACAAACTCAAGTAAATAATCCACAAAAACCGAAGGAGGAGAAAAAACCAGAGGTAGAGAAAGAGAAGAACCCAACTCCGCCACCTGTAGATCCTGCAGTAGAAACAGTTGCAACTGAAGAGATTAAGCCGGAGCCGAAGGAAGAAATTCCTTCAAAGATCGACTTAAACAACATTAAGTTACAACCACATCAGAGAATGTCTGGCGATGGTTATGCTCGCTTACTAGAAGTAGCTCAGCGACATATAGCCGGTATGAAATCTGGTGAGCCAGCAACGATTAAGATGGAGCAAGCCTTCACATATAATCTTGCTTGGGGTATGACTAAGGCCTCTATTCAGGCTCGTGAAGAAAAGCTTGAATTAGGTCTTGCAGTTCCAAATGATGACGTCATTGTTCAAGATGTTATTAATACATTTAATAACATTGGAGTTACAATGCTTCCTCATCATGTATCTGATGATGGTAAGCAAATGACCTTATCATTCAAGGACATTGCTCCAGAAACAGAGAAAGAAGCTAAGGAGGAAATTAAACAAGAGAAAAAAGCTCCTGTAGTTCCTGAGTTAGATGCTTCAAAGTGGAAGGATGAGAATGATGCGAAGAATGGATTGTCTTATATCTTATCGCAGCAAAATTCCCCTTTTCCCAATCGATTCAGCGAAGCCTTGATGAAAGTACGGTTATACCGACAGAATCAAGAATCCGACGAAGCAAAGAAGGAAACTTGGAACAAGATTGGATTAGGTGCATTATTCGAAGATGCTGTTACCCTGTTAGGTAATAAATCTACGGCGTTAGTGCGTGGTTTATGTCAAGGAACTGTTAGTTCTTTGATCGCCGATCATAATCCGATTTTTGCTCACTCGACCGTAAAGTATAATCTTCCGGTATTAAGTGAAGAAGAGGTAGTTGATTTGATTAAGGCATTTATTCGTGTTCGTAATGCGGATTCTAAGCAACCAATCGATGATACTACAGCAGTTAAGAACGGAATCCTTGAGCCTACTCGAGATTTCTTCTTACAGGTACCGCAACTAAGTAAATTAGTTGTTAATACTGACGATCCTAAATCTTATGAAGTAGGACTCGCCAAGAAGATCATGAACAAATTCTATGAAGCCTATAAGACTGAAGTTCCTATGGCAGATCCGAAGTTCATGCTTAATGCAACAAATAAAATGATTGAGATTCGTAATATGTATGTAGACAAGGATGCAGCCTTCGCTCTATATACAGAAAGCGAATATCCTAAGGAAACTCCGAAATCTGAGGAAACTGCAGATCCTAAGAAAGACGAGAAACCGGTGGAAGAGAAGAAGTAAATAACTATAAATCATTATCAAAATGAGTAGACATGGCAATTTACTTACATACGTGTCATTTGCTATTGCAGGTATATTATTATCCTATAATACGAACTTCTTTCAAGTAGAAGAGGTTCGGGCAGACCAAGTAAAACCACTTGACTTGCCCGCATTGAAGTTCGATCCTAAGGGCAATTTGTCCTTAGAGATTGATCTTAATAAAGGTGTTTCCAATGTAAAAAGCGATATGCCGATTGCTAACATTGATGTCACCATTAATCACCCCACGAAAATCGTGGAAAAGGTAGTAAAGAAACCAGTTAAAGAAAGGAAAGAATATGAAACAAAAACTGAATATTTGGAGAAAGTAGTGATGTTTACTCTACCTACTCCTCGCTTTCACGTACCAAGTATTCAGTTCCCCAATAGCGTAGAGAGATGAAAGCAAAAAATAGTACATTGAATAAATTAGCATTTGTAGGCTTAATTATCTTCTTTATAATGTGTTTATTCTTTGCATGGTGTATAACATAACAGTTAAAGATAAAAGCTGTCGGGTCAAACGACTCCTTACCCGTAGTAAGAAGAAGGAGAGTGATATTGTAGCTGTACACTTAAAAAGCAATAAGACAGCGTATATTATATTTGGACAAGTCTGATCAACAAATCGTATAATATAGACAAGGAAAACAGGATATGAGAATATGATAGCGCTAACACGCAATTCAAAAGGTAATATGATAGCTTATTAATGAGTATATCCTTTTACTCTAGAAAAGTTAATAAGAAAATGGAATAGTGTAGATATCAATCCATTCTATAGATATTGAGAACCGTCTGGCGAATATACTAAGAGAAGACACTTCGATACGCTTACCGATAAAGTAGGGAAACGTAGAAGATAAACGATATATGGAGTCTGCTTCAGCAGCTATCAATAATTATAGGTGACAATATAATTATTAAGTCTTAGAGTAAAGACAATAGTAAACTTCATCAGAAGTCCGTGGAGGAAACCAATCCTGAAATCAAGAAGGGACTTTAAACAGCAACTGCAACTATCACAAAGGGTGATAGAATTACTCAACAAAGAACTGACTAAGTTCCGGGTAGTGTCCAAAGCTACCTTACTGAATCCACTTTAATTAATTTGGATAGGTTAAATAAATTTGCCATCTTAGTGTTCACTATATTAGTGCTGAAACACCTATATGAAAGAATATAGGGAAAGTATAGTTATGAAGGAGATTAGATATTTAAATAGAGGGTGCTATAAGGTGCTACGAATCTAAAGAAAGTAGAATCAATTACTACAGCTTTTATTCTTAGAAGTAAAGGTCAACAGTTGGTGTTATTACTAAAGATTCATATGGCTGAGTGGCTATGATCCATACTGGGAAAGTAGAAATAAATTCGAGACTTATTTTCTATGGATACGTATGACAGATTATCCGGATTAGGTGCCAAACCTATACTTTATAGAACTATTAATATCAACGTGATTGTGTTTACTGCATGAGTTATATCACGATAATAAATGGAAACGCAGAGGTTTGGTGAAGCGTACCAAAACGTTAATCCAAGTTTTAGAACAACTCTTGGCAAGATTGTAATACAGTAACACTGTATGTATCTAAAACAGGTCTGACTTACCTAATACAAAGTTTTTGACGTCGGCTAACAGAGTCCGTCGGTTGATATCCGAGAAACCTGCAAAGTTTAGTATGCTTTCTTTAAAATATATAACGAAAGTAGGGCTTTTGTAAAGTCAATGGGCTAAGTTCAAGTCTATTAACGTAGAGCTACTGAATCCAAAGATTCACCACTGGCCCGAGAGTCATATTTCCTCTTAAACAAAGAATATTAGAGAGTATTAACATGTTTAACACCGTAGGGGCCAAAATCCCGAGTTAAAGTAAATTTGAGGAAGTCCTCGCTAGGAAAAGTCTATCATTTGTAGGATAAGATAAACCATTTTCTGACTGCGCCCTCAACAAGCCAACCGTTATTGCTTCGTGCATGAATACTAGAGTATGATGATAAATCATATGATCGGTATAAAGCGTTTCATTGAAACTTATAAATCTTTAAGAGTGACCGAAAGCGAACTAATACTTATAGACCTATTTATAAGTAAGAGTAAATGGAAAGTAGGTGAAAGTCCTCAATATTCGAGCTTGTAAAACAGAAAAATCCTCGAAAAGGTCATATGGGCAGTATACTGCATATGAAAGAATAGAGTGGCAACCACTTTAGGGTGAAAAGACTAGAAGTGTTGGGTTTGGTAACGTTCCTAAAACGACCGTATATGTGGAATATTCGATAAAGTAATCCTATGTGGTTTATTATATCTTATCAGTGTGTTTAAGCCAATTTAAGACACACATACTAGTAATAGTATATTTGTATTGACAAAGATATAACGTTTGCTAGAGAAGCCTAGAAATGTATAAGAACTAGTAGCATGTGCATATCCCTATCAATATACAGCGGTAGAAGATAGTAAAAAACGTATTGATCTTGTGACTTATTAATTAATGTCGTAAGATCTCATTAGTCTGATGTTGGGCAAGCGTGAGGGACAGTTAGTCATGACACGAACCTTCATTAGTTAATATGAAAAGTATAATTGGATAATTCTAGAGTAAGACTAGTTCCATAATGCACTAGATGAAAAAGTGTCATTTAAGAAGAGGAAGTATCTATTTAAATGTGTCTCTATGGAGTGCTAGAGTAATAGCAATAGCAGAATTACAGAGTGAAATAGAATCCAATAAGCTTATCAAGTATAAAGAATAATTTCAAGGAGTAGTCATTGAATTGACGTAGGCGATAAGATAACAGGCACCTGGGCAACAACATCCCCTATTTAGGAAATACTCCAGTAAAGAAGTTCTTTTTATTTTATTTGAGTTTATTAATCTTTAAAACAATTTAAAATGTTTCGTTGGTGGAATCAACCACGAAATCAAGGAGGAAACAAATTATGGATTATATGCGTATTAATGCCGCACAATGTGGCGCAACTTTGGGTAAATATATTTTGGTTGTAGAACGGAATCCCGTTGATACAAATTATTCAGAGGATAAGAAAAATGGTGCTTTGACTTTAAGTCGGCCTATTTATTTATATTCAATTCGACCAATAGAGGTAACTTCAGTCGAGTTAGTAGAATCAATGAGTAACGAACGTAAAGTTCAGTTCAACAAAGATCCGAAATTACGGCTCGATATCGCCAACATTGACGACATTACTAAAGTTATTCCAGTACCATCAGCTTCTACTGTTAAAGCAGCGATTGAGAAGTATGAACGGTCTAACAAAGAAGAAATTACTATCTTTGTAGATTATGTTAAATTAGTACCGGAAGTTATGGCCCTTAACCGGGATGAGAAGAATGTACTTCAGAGCTTCCTGAATGCTCAGATGAAGTTCTGTGGAACTTTAGCCGAAGCCAACGAGCTTGAGGCTACAGCTTGTCGGACTCGGATGAAAGAGTTAGGTATTGACGTTAATATCTAATCGCTATGTCCGAGCAGGGATTTACTATAAGTCCGTGGGCATTTAGAGATTTAACTTATATGTTCAGTGATCCTATTCTTGTAGATCAATTGCTACTTACAGATGAAAAGCAAATAGCAAAATATAAGAAAATTAATAAAGATGGATCAGTAGTACTTGGTAAAACAAGTATTCCATGGTTAAATCGTCTATTTCGTGGAGAGTATGTACTTAATCCAGAGACAATTTGTCTCAGATTAATTAAGATAATTACCGGTATGGGTAGTGGTCGAAATGATGATGCATATAAAGATATGTGTGATCGTTTCTCAAATTATTATAAAGATGGAAATTATAGTTTGGCTATATCTGCAATTTTTGTTGCATATCGTTTTGTATTAGCTTCAGATATTAAAACAATGACTGAAGAGAACTCTACAGTTGAGAAAGGAGTTCCTAATCGGAAAAATGTTTTACTAAATGGAATACTAGTAAAAGACAATTCTGGTCAAGCTGTTGTGGTAGATTTTTCAAATCCATCACAAGTATTATTCCGTCGTCCATAAAATCGAAAATCATAAGTAATGGTAACTATGTTCTGTGATGAATGATGAATAAATATTACACATTACTCAAGATATTTCCTAGTAGAGAGAAGATGAGTTAATCTCTCTACTACAATATGGGCGTAATACGGTATGTATAACAGCATACTAAGTGGGTTGGCTAGCCTCAAGAATAAGAAGAGGATGTCATTATCGATGATGAATACGCCCTCACAGGTAGTTGATGATTCAAGTATATAAATAGATATTTAACAATTTAAAATCAATTTGTATATGAAAATTAAATCAACAGAAATTAAGGCAAAGCTAGAGAAGTTAAATAAAGATATCACTAATAACTGGATGATCATTCGAACAGAGAACTTAGTTGAGAATGGGTTCAAGCGTCATTATGATATGAAAGCATTATTAGATGATATCAATAAAAAAGCTATAGACCGTATTCAGACAAAACTAGATCAGTTTTGTATCAATATCGGTTTTAAATCACGTAGCGATTTTCCGAAAGATAGTATTTATCCTATTATCTTTGAGTTATCAGAGAAGAATGAACAATTTGTTCAATTAGGCATTATTATCGAGAAGTCGACGATTAATCCTACCCTAAAGATGAAGAAGGGTAAGAAGAATCTTAAACAGAATGAGGAACTTACTCGTGATTATTTAAACAAACTTCGCAACAATCTTCAGTTGGAGATTAATGGCCTAAAAAAGAAACTTGCTGACTTTAATGATGCAGCTGAGTTAGATACTAGTGGAGCATACATGTATTTGGCAGCATAAAAAGGAAGATTTGTCGCTCCCTTTAAGTAGGAACAAGAGTTTGGCAAGTCGGGTTCGAATCCCGGACGAATCACAAGTCTCGAAAACTTATTTACTAATATTAAAATTATCAAAATTTATGAAAACTAAAGATATCAAATCTACAGAAAAGAAAATATCCTCTTTAGACAAAGTAAAAGCACTTAAAGAGAAAATTATTGCAAATGCAAATGCACTTGCTGATCGTATTCTTAGTAAAGCAATTGCTAAAGAAGAACAAGAGAAAGCTTGGGAGACTAGAAAGAAAGAACTTAAAGCAGAAGCTACTAAAAAGCGTAAAGAGGCAGCTTTGAAGAAACGGGAAGAGAAAGCAAAGAAACTAATTCAAATTCATGCTAGTATCCCTACTAAGGATACCTCTAAGAAGCAGAAAGCTATCGATAAAGCAATCGAGGAAAAACATGATGAAAAAATGATTGCTATAGAAACAAAGTTTGAAAACTTTAATCCTAAGCAACAGAAACTTACTAAGGAAGAGCGAATTGAACGTAATAAAAAGCGTGCAATTAAGCTTATTCATCATAAGGAAATTAAGGATAAAATAAAACATACAACAAAAGAAGAGAGAGAAAAAATAGCAGCAGAAGCTAGAAAAGCTGGTTATTTAGCCTACAAAGCAGAAATGCAAAGACAAGCTTCTGAAATTGCAGCAGATCCTAAAGCGTATCAAGCACGGCAGGAGAAAAGAGCTAAATCAGAGCAAGAGCGTTTAAGTATGCTTGCTGAGAAACGTAAAGCTCGTATGGAGAAACTTCAACGAGTAGAACTTACTCAGAAACAAAAGACATTAAAAGATCTTGAGCATTTTAAACTGGCACAAGAACGTCGTAATAAAAAGAAACTTGAACGACGTCAAATGTACCTTTCTAAGGGTGGTATACAATTACCCAAAGTAAAGAACAAAGTGGAAATTCGACCTATTGTCGAACAACCAAAAAAACAAGATAGTAGTAAACATCGTTATATTGTGAGAACCCAATATATCGACCAACCATCTCTTACTGGAGATAGAGTTGGTGCTATTGTCTGTCTTCCAGATAAGTTAAAGGATATCGTAAAATATTCTTTCAACAAAATGATGGAAAAAGAATCTGATAAAGTAGTAGGATACTTTATTTATGATTCAGATAATCCTGAAGTATGTATCATGGAGATGGTTAACTCTAAATATCGAGAGATTGACGGAGTTACTATTACTCGTTTACAAAAACAGGATAAAACTGCAGCGTAAGCTGATATTCGTCTATGAAACAGGGGTGCGTCTGTTCAACGCACAATATAACACGTAAATAATCCGAAACTATAAGGGAAAAGTTGGTAGTCTATATAAGCGCTTATATAGGAACTTGGTTCGAATCCAAGACGTGTTACACAAATTATAGCTATGAAAATTAAAGACAAAACCTGTATAGTCTTTGATATTGAAGTTCTTAAGAACATATTTACTTGTACTTGTAAGAATACAGAAACAGGAGTAATTAAAGTATTTGAAATATCTTCTAGAAAAGTAGATATTCAAGATCTCCTTGATTACTTTACTCAGGATTGTTATTTTGTTGGTTATAATAATCATCACTATGATAATCCAGTATTGAATTATGTCTTCTCATTATATAGAAAAAGATATTTTGAGTTTTTCAGTACAAGAGAAATAACAGAATCTATATTCAGAATGAGTCAAATTGTAATAGACAAAAACTCTAATTTTGAATTATGGAAAGAGTATAAATATACTAAGAATTTTCTATCAATTGACTTATTAACAATGTTGTTCTCTAAAGCATTACGCGTATCTTTAAAAGAGATGCAAGTAACCATGCAATACAAAAACGTAGAAGAATTTGTAGTCGACTGGAAACAAGATCTCCCAGAAAAAGATATGGATAGATTAATATCATATAATATTAATGATGTAGAATCTACCGAAGAACTTTTATATCGATGTGAAAAATTATTAGATATACGAGTAGAAACCGAAAGAGATTTTGGATTACCTTGTTTAAGTCTAGATCGAGTAAATTTAGGAGATAAATTATTACAGTTAAAAGTAATGAAGAAATCTGGTCTTAGTAGAGACCAGCTAGAAAATATGAAATCTCCTATGGATCGTATAGATCTAGAAAAAGTTATATTTCCTTTTATAAAGTTTAATTCTCCAGTACTTCAGAAAGCGTTGCAAGATATGAAAAATCAACACAACGTATCTCCAGGTAGAAAAGGTTATATTAATACTTTCATATTTGGTGGAATGGAAGTAACTATTGGAGTAGGTGGTATACATGGTGGTAATGGTTGTTGTTCAATTAGGTGTAATGAAGATGAACTATTATTAGATTCTGATGTTAATTCACTATACCCAAGTTTAATTGCAGTATATGAATTATACCCACCTAAACTAAAACATATTCTTAGAGAAATATATCCTGAAATTATTCAGGAAAGACTGGAATTTAAGAGAACAAAACAAAAAAATAAAAGCGAAACATATAAGTATATGCTTAATGGGGTAACTGGAAAAATGCAACAAGAAGTATCTTGGTTATATGCTCCATTCTCTATTATGCAAGTACGAATTAATGGTCAATTACTACTTTTAATGCTTGCTGAAAGACTTCTAGATCTAGGATGTAAATTATATCAAATTAATACTGATGGTATCTTATATAAGATAAAAAAGAGTAAATATGATAAATTACAACAAGTATTAAAAGAGTGGGAAGAATTGACTAAACTTACTCTAGAAACAGAGCAATTTACTTCATTTTATCAATTAGCAATAAATGATTATTTTGGAGTAGAACCTAACGGAAATATTAAAAAGAAAGGATTTTTTCTAACTGATATTGAATTAGGAAGAGGATTATCACCTAAGATAATACCTGAAGCAATTATTAACTATTTTGTTCATAATATTCCAGTAGAAGATACAATTAAATCATGTAGAGATATACGTAAATTCTTACAAGCTGAGAAAACTGGTAAACAGTGGACAGTTGAGTATAATGAACAAATTCAGCAGAGAACTAATCGATTTTACGTTAGTAATAGTGGATATTACTTATGGAAATGGAAATTAGATGAGACTGGAAAAAGATCATATCATAATATGCTAAAAGGTTATGGAGTAAAACTCCACAATAGATTCTATTCTGATGAAGATCTTCAATGGAAATATTCTCAAGGAGAAACATTCCAGAGTATATATGATATTGATTATCAATATTATATAACACAATGCGTTAAAGTAATTGAACAATTAAAACCTAGACAACTAAGTTTGTTTGATTTTGACGAAAATTAGCAGAAAATAACAAATCTTTGACAAGCTTTTAAAATTTTTAAGAGCATGATCATTGAACTAGATACAAGTCTATTAGAAATAATAGATAATATATCAATTAATCAGTTAGTATTTTTAAGTCTTGTATTAGATAAGAATCAAAAATCCCATCAAGGTATCACACCACTTATTCGCCTGGTCAGTGATAGTGAGATACAAGACTTAATCGACAGAAATCTTATTCAGAAGAAAGATGATAGTAAAAAACTAATGTATAAACCTACTAAAGAATTAGTAGACAAATTGACTCCTAAAGACGTACTTTTTGAGCAATTTTATACATTATATCCAATAATGGTTAATAGACCAGATGGAACTAAAGGCTTTCTTAGAAGTAATGTTAAGAAATGTAGAGAGTATTATAATAAATTAATTAAAGGCAATCCTGATCTTCATAATAGGATCATAACCGCTTTAAACTTTGAACTTTCCGATAAAGCAATGACCGGTAAGCTTAGTTATATGAAAACTATGTGGAAATGGCTTACTTCACATGAATGGGAATTAATTGAAGAGCAAATGAATATTAACCAACCTGAAACTACTATGTTGTATGGAACAAAATTACGTTAATCCATTACCGTTTAAACATATATCAACAGCTGCAAATGAAGCTGTTACATATATACGAAGACGTAAAAACCATGAAATTGAACCACTTAAAAGTAGGTGGAATAAATTCAATGAAATGTGTTGTGGTGGAATTGAACCTGGTTGTGTTTATACAATTGTAGGAGCATCAGGAACTGGTAAGTCTTCGTTTGTAAATACGCTCGAAACTGATTTAATTGAACTTAATTCTAACAAGGAATTGATCGTACTTTCTTTCTCATTTGAAATGCTTAGCCGTGCACAAGTAGGAAGAAAACTATCTAACAAGTTGCGTCAAACAACTACACAATTGTACTCGGCATCAGAAGATCTTTCTGATACTGAACTTAATTTAGTTGAGGAAACTGCAGAATCTCTTAAAGATTATCCTATATATTATGTGGATGATGCAGCTACAGTACAAAAGATAGACGATACAATTACGTATTTTCAAAATACGATAGCTAAGGATAAATGGTTAATAGTTATTCTGGATCATACTTTATTAGTAAATAGTGATAACTATAAAGATGAAAGAATGATTATATCTGAACTCGAAAGAGTATTTATCAAAGCAAAGAAAGTTGGTATGACAAGTATCATACAATTATCTCAAATGAATCGTAATATAGAAAATATTGATAGAATTAATAATCCATCGAGTCACTATCCGATGCGAAGCGATTTATCATCATCTGACTCTGTATTTCAAGGAAGTGATGTTATAGCGGTTTTATCTCGACCTGAAACTTTAGGTATCACCGCTTATGGTCCTCAACGACTACCTGTACAGAATAAAGTATATCTTCATTTTCTTAAAGTAAGAGAAGGAGAATTAGCAATACTTGAATTTGAGAATGACCTGAAATATAACAACCTAATTGAATTATAGATAGGATTTTTATTAATCTTGGTTAAATAAAGGCGAATTATGACATACAAATATAATACAATAAACAATACGGCAAAAAGTAACACAAATCTTGACTATACGATTGATTTGAGTAAGTATTTTACGACAACTACTTCTTCTAAGAAGAATGATTATACAATTAGTATCTTGGATAAGATTAAATCTATCTTTCCGTGGGCTAACAAGAATGATAACAAGTATACAATTTTGACATTGGATAATGCTTCGTATGAGAATTATACAATCTTGGATATTACTCCGGAAGCATTGAATCTGGAGTGGAACAAAGCAGCTTCTCGCTTGTTTGATTATATTTACTATACGGAGAATCCCTCCTATGATTTTAAGATTGGTGATATTCCGGTTAAGATTCATGGTAATTATATCCAAGTAGGTTCTCGATTGATTCCGAAGTTTACAAATTCATCATTCTTTAATGATCTTCCTAAGAAGGATCGTATTATTCTTTACAATATCTCAATGAATATTAATTCATTAGAAATTGCAGCGTAACTTAACTTATAACAAATCTTTTCAGAATTTTTACAAAATTTTTCAAACTATATCAAATTCTTTCAAAGTTTTCTGAGAAGTAGATAAACTAACATTATGATAGTATTACCTACTGAGAAAATTAAAGCAAAGGTGAGAAATCCAAGATTTCTTATCTTTTTTGGTAAGCCTGAAATTTGGGCCATAATATAGTAATATATTATGTAAATTCCTCGAATTGCTGGAACCTTTTATAATATTTTACGTCTTAAAAATAAAAAATGGATATTATAAAACAATCAGCAGCTAAGCTTTATGATAAAAGAAACTACTATAAATAAATATAAAACGTACATAGGTAAAACTATAGGATCTATAAAAATAGAAGATATAGATTTATCTAAACCTAATAGAATATACTTTATTGGAACTTGCACATCTTGTAATAGAAAAATTAAAGTAAGAAACGATGGATTATATCCTAATAGAATGGGATGTTCAAAATGTATAGGTAAATGGAGAAGTGAAAATTTTAAAAAGAAATATTCAAATTTATTACCTAAAGATATTCGTTATAAATATATTCATTTTAAATGTAACGCATTAAATAGAAACATTCCATTTAATTTAACTTTAGAGCAAGTTAATGATTTATGTTCTAAACCATGTTTTTATTGTAACAAAGAACGCTGTTTAGGTATAGATAGGCTTGATAATTCTAAAGAATATTCTATAGATAACTGTGTACCTTGTTGTGGTTCTTGTAATAGAATGAAAATGGATTTAACTCTACCATTTTTTCTAGAACAAATTAAAAAAATATATTTAAATCATAAAGAAAGTTCAACGACTATCTCGAAAGAGAGTACATCTAAAGCGATTGTAGATGGAAGTGGGGAACATCTTTATTATAAAGATGGTGATATAGTCTATCCTACATAGTGATATGTAGCAGTTCATAAGAGAACGTATACAATGTAGCGAATTGTATAGAATATAAGAGAAATCTGGTAAAACTACATTAGCAGCTCATTTAGAAAATAATTTAATTATCGATCTAGAGGGTGGATCTGAATTTATTGATTGTTTAGCAGTACAAGCTAGAAATATTAATGATTTAGGTGAAATAGCTAATGCCATTAGACAAAAGAATAAAGAATGTAATGGATATTTCTACAAATATATCACGATCGATAACGCAACACGTTTGGAAGAAATTACGTTATCATATGCTCTCACTTTATATAATCAAACTCCGATGGGGAAGAGTTATAAGGGAGACGTACGATTACTGCCGCAAGGTGGTGGCTGGTTTTATGTAAGACAAGCTGTACGTAAAGTATTAGATATGTTTAGAGAACTTTGCGAGAATTTTATCCTGATAGGTCATACTAAGGATAAACTTGTAAACAAAGATGGTGAAGAACTTTCAGAAATGGAATTAGACTTAGCTGGAAAGTTAAGTAATATAATATGTGGAGAAGCTGATGCTATCGCATATATTTCTAGAAAGAAGAACCAAACCATTGCATCCTTTAAAGGTGGGGAGAATATTACTATTGAAGCAAGAGCTCCACATCTAAGAGGTCAAAATATCGTTATTGCAGAAAGTGATGACGAAGGAAAAATCTCAGTATATTGGGATAAAATTTATTTGCCAGACCAAGAATAACCAAAACATAGAAGAAGATGATTTATAGTTCACAAAGAGCACAAGCTATCCAGAAAAAAGATATTGCATATTTAGCAGCTGGTATCCATGACAATGTAGTATTAGAATCAATTAGAGTAGATAAGTCTCTTAATGGTAATAATTTTATTGAGTTTAAATTCGTTGCAAAAGATGGTAAATTTATGACTCATACAGAGTGGGAACCGTCTAAATCAGACAATATGTCTGATGAAGATTTGCAAAGAAAATGTGATAATCAGTTTGCAAGAATTGACCAGATTCTTGAATGTTATTATCCAAATCCTGAAGATAGAGTCTTTAATGGCGAAAGCTTTAAGGAATTTATTACTTGGGTAGCTGAAAAGCTTAACAATGCAGATAAGTCTACATTGCTTCGTATTAAAGTAGTATATAATAATAGTGGTTATACTACTCTACCGAAGTATGCAAAATATAGATTTATTGAACCAATGACGATTGTTGATAAGAATGAGTCTGTTATTGTCAAGTTGAATATTGATCAATTTGAGAAACCAGTAATTGCTGATTTTGAACAATCGAATCCAAATCCACTATTATCTAATGATTCATTTACCGTAGTAGACGGAACTTTAGATAATACAAACAATGCCGATCCTAATGGGTTGCCATTTTAAAAATATAAATTCTATTTGCGCAATAGAACGAAGACTATGCGACCTCTGATTTTATCATGTAAGCATACCAGATCGTAGGCTGGCACTGACCACACAGGGGGTATTGTGAAAGGTGGAGCAATGTCTAATGGTTAGATTCGTGGGGATCGTTACCCCACATTGCACTTATTCAAATTTATATCATATGTATGACTCTAAAAGAATTAAAAAACAAGATAATCCTATTACTTTGGATTATATCTTATCAAAAGTCACAGAATATGATATTTATGCTAGATATCTAGGACAATTTAAAGTTGGATTTATTTATAATAGTCCATTCAGAAAGGATAAGAATCCTTCATTTGGAATATTCCGAAGTAAGAAAACTGGAAAATTACTATTTAAAGATCATGGTAATGGAGAATGCGGAGATGTAATTAAATTCGTAGAGTTATATACTGGTATAACTAATTATAATGATCTACTAAATCAAATAGTAAAGGATATGCAAATTACTAATAATACGGTATTGCATAGTAATAAAGAAGTAGAGAAATCTACTGAAACAGTTATTGGAGTAGTTAGACAAGATTGGACAGATATAGATAAACAATATTGGTCTCAATTTGGAATTTCTCTAAAGACTTTGAAGAAATTTGGTGTAAGTAGTATAAAATATTATTTATGTGATGGTGTAGTAAAGGGAGTGTATAAGGAAAATAATCCTATGTATGCATATAAAGTATATGATAGATTTAAGATTTACAGACCTTTAGCAGATAAATATACTAAATGGCGTAATAATTTAACCCCATATGATATTCAGGGATATGAACAATTACCTAAAAAAGGTGATTTACTAATTATTACTAAATCTATGAAGGATGTTATGTGTTTATATGAAATGGGTTATACTGCAATATCACCAGCTTCAGAAAGCACATTTCTTACTCCAGATGTTATAGATGCACTTAAACTTCGATTTAAGCGTATTTTAATATGTTTTGATAGAGACGTTCCTGGAGTTAAAAATATGCGTAAGATAAGCCTTAAAACAGGTTTAAATGGATTCTTAGTACATAAGAAATTCCAAAGTAAAGACATATCTGATGCTATTAAGAATAATGGCTTTGAAGTAATTAAAAATTGGTTAAAAGAAACACTATGATATGGTTTACTTCAGATCTACATTTCTTTCATGACCGTATATTAGAATTTCATCCTAAGCGAAAAAAGATATTTGGGGATACTGTTGAAAAAGCTAAAGAAGCTATGATACAGTTATGGAATTCTAGAGTAAACAAGAAAGATACTGTATATATTTTAGGTGATCTTGCATTTGGTGAAGTAGAAGATAAAAGAAAACTATTTCAAAGATTAAATGGTAACAAAGTACTAATACTTGGTAATCATGATAAAGTACCAGATCATTTAAAATGCTATTTCAATCATATTACTCAGATCAAGAATATTAAATTTAAGAAATCTGTATATAATTTCTTACATAAAGATCTAGAAGTAATAATGTGTCATTTTCCGATGTTAAGTTGGGAACACAAAGATAAAGGATCTGTTATGATACACGGTCATTGTCATGGAAAAGTAGATAAAATAAATACAGATTCTAAAGAATTAAGAGTAGATGTAGGTATAGATGGAAATCTAGCTAATTATGATCTAATATCTTTAGAAAAACTTGCAAATCATTTTACAAAAATAGAAAAAGACAATGAACATGGAATGGTTAAATAGTACACCAGACTTAACATGGTTACAATTAATTCTGATTAGTTTTATTGGAAATCTTTGTGGAAGTTTACTTTGTACATATATTGATCGTTATGAAGCAAAGAAAAACAAAAAGAAAGAAAACGATAAATCAGAAAGTTAAAAATGCCACACCAAACATATATGATGGTATTGAATTTAAAAGTAAACTTGAAACATATGTTTATAAACAATTAAAGGCTCATAATCTTAAAGCAGAATATGAGCCTATTAAATTTGAATTAATACCAGCATTTACATTTTGTGGTAAGAAGATTCGAGCAATGACTTATACTCCAGATTTTGTTGGAGATAATTTTATTATCGAAGCTAAAGGAAGACCTAACGATGTATGGCCATATAAATGGAAATGGTTTATGTGGTCATTATTAAATAAAGGATTAGCTGAGAAGTATAAATTATTTGTAGTACATAATCATAAAGAGACAGATGAATGTATTAGACGAATTCAAGAACTAAAAGACAATGAAGAACATATCTGAAAATACAATTAAGTTATTTAAGAGTAATTATAAGTTAGCTATTTCAGAACTCGAAAATAAGATTTTAGAGAAAGAAATGGAACTTGAGAATTTTTTTAATAACGATAATATATCTAAAAGTAAAAATAGTTATACAGTAAGTTTATTTTATTCTTATTACGATAAGAATTTATTTAAGAGATATCATGATTTGAAACAGGATCTTATAAGATATTATAATCTATTACAAGAATATAAAACAACTTATGATAACTTTATCTTAGGATTAGAAAATGAAAGTAACAGCAATTAGTGACTTACATGGTAATCTTATTGATATAGAACCATGTGATCTGTTATTAATATGTGGTGATATATCTCCATTAGATATTCAAAGAGATTACATCCAAATGACAAAATGGATATTTAATGAATTTCAAGAATGGATAATGAAGATAGATTGCCCTACTATTATACTTACTCCAGGTAATCATGATTTTTGGTTTGAAAAAATGATTACTCAATCAAATACTTACTTATTTAATAAATTAACTATATTGATTGATGGAGAAACGAAAGTATATAATAGTACTGACGACAAATGGTATAAAATCTATGGAACACCTTGGTGTAAACAATGTGGACCATGGGCGTTTATGGCTAATCATGCTGAATTAGCTAAGAAATATGAAAAGATACCAAAAGATTTAGATATATTAATGACTCACGAAGCATCTAATTTCGGAGAAGTTGGAACTACTCATGACAATGGAACTGAAATAAAGTACGTTTGTGCTGCATTAACTGATGAAATTAGACGAAAGAAACCAAAGTATGCATTATGTGGACACGTTCATACTGGAAATCATAATATTACAGCATGTCCTGTATATGATTGTGGATTTCAAGAAGATACAGAATGGACTAATGTACGTGTAGCAAACGTAAGTATACTCGATGAATCTTATTCGATTTATTTTAAACCATTAACATTTGAACTATAACTTAAAATTTACGATTATGAAGAATTACGAATTAGTTAACTTACAATTAGACGAGCAAAATATGAATAACGAAGTAATGTCTCAGACTGAACAAGATATTTATTTTGAAGCAGATGAACTTAATGACATTGCATTCGTTAATGAGTTAATGGAAGCAGATCGTTTAAGTAAGTTAGAAGAGTAATTATGGATATAAGCATACCTTATTATGAGGACATGTCTAGAATATCTAATTCAAATATCGGATGGTTCCTGAAAAAGGGACCCCGATATCTAAAGGATATGCTAGATGGAAAAATTGAAGGATTAAAAGCAAGTTTCTTGGATAAAGGAACTATGATTCATGAATATATCCTTCAACCAGAAGAATTCTGGAATGATTATATTATTTTAGACTTTGCAGTACCTAAAGTAAAACAACAAAAAGATCTTCTAGAATTTTATGCTACTGCGAGATTAACCGATCCTTTTGCTACTGAAGAAGATATATTGTTAATGAGTTATAATGCAGCTTATAGTAATAATAAATCTATTGATAAAAGAATTCAAGAAGCAAAAGAACTAGTAGAATTATATAAAAACTACATTGAATACTTTAGAAATAAAGATAGTAAGAAAGTTATTTCTTTTGCTGATTTGGCTCTTCTAAAGACCATAAAGCAAAATATGCAAGAGCATAAGAAAGCAAATGAGATTTTATTTGCTTATCCAGAGACATTTGAAGTTCATAATGAATTTCATATAAATTGGGAATTTCCAAATGCTTCTAAGTTAGGAGACTTCCCTTGTAAATCTTTACTCGATAGAGTAATGATTGATCATACAAATAAGAAAGTAATACTCGTTGATATTAAAACTACAGCTGATGTATACAATTTCAGACATTCTATAGAAGAATTTGACTATTGTAGACAATTAGCTTATTACTGGTTTGCAATTTATTGGTATTTTAAAAATGAATTAAAACTAGATTTAGAAGAATATACACGAGAAACATATATAATAGCCGTTCAGAGTCATGATGGTTATGAAGTAAAGGTTTTCAATATTGAAAATCAATACATTGAAGCCAAAGTATGTGTTATTGAAGATGCTATCAAACGCATAGCTTGGCATAAAGATAATGACTTATGGGATCATATAAAAGAATATTATGAAGGAGATGGAGCAGAACTACTATGATTATTAATAAATATACAAAACATAGTATATTTTCACTTCCTCAAATATTTTATGATACCTTTACAAAATATGATTTGAAAAATAGTGAGTTTGTAAATATGTACACAAGTGATATGAATAATCCACTACTTTCAAATCATATTTTTTTAGTATTTCATAATACTAAAGCTTACTTAATAGAGAGATTAAAGAAACATAGACTATATTATTGTGATTATACTTTAACAATAGATGGAATTAATTATAGAGTATTTGCCTTTAATAAGGCTTATTCAATTCATTCCATCGTAAACAAGATAGATCTTGGTTTATATGAACGCTTAGGATATCAAGCTAAATTACAAATATTAAATTTTTGGAATATTAGTGTTGATAGTAAAGTTCATGAATACCTATTTAATCCTCTTGCAAAAGTAACAAAACCGGTAGGTGAAAGTATATCACTACAAGATTTAAAATATAGAAAAGCCCCAACAGCAAAAACTGAAGGGGCTTTATTGTAATGGCCGTTAAAATTTTTGTGGCTTTAAAAGTTAAATATTGAAATCACATTATCGTAATACTCCATTTTTGATCTTGGATCTTGTGCTTCCCATATACTTCTTAAAGGAGTGGCCTTAATTAAGGATCGTTGGAATCGGTTCATACCTTTGTATGGACCTTTTTTTATCTCTTGTGTAGGATCATTCAACATCATTGTAGTTAAGTCACCCCAATATTGTAAAGTAGACCATGCAGCAGTAGGAGTATTAAGTAAGTTAATTACTTCAATAGGTAATATGTTACCACGTGTCTCTAATGAAGCTCTTAGAGTAAGATAGGCTGCTTCTTGTTTCCACCAATTACGTTTGTCATCATCTGCCATCGCTCTTACTAAAGAAGAAATGATCATAAAACCTACTGTGGAAAATAAAACTTCATAAGTAACTCTTTTAAGACATCCTTTTTCGAAATCGTCCAATTCATCATAATGATTTTGATATAGTTCCTTTAATTGATCTATTTTGTTCTGATTAAAGTAATGTCTATATACATATTTAACTGCAGCTGGTACTTGAGCTTCGCTCCACATGCCTGTAGAATAATTAAATTGACGTTTAGTTAAGAACTTAGTTTGTAAGTTAACTAAAATAAAGTTACGGAAGATAAGTAATAATTGTCCAATTACAGTTGCATGTAATTTACTTCTATCCAAGTCTGTTAATTGCGTGTCAATTCTGGTACCTACTTGTTTTGCCGTATTTCTAACTTTGTTTATAGTAGCTTCATCGAGAGATTTAGCGTACTCTGGTTTTATTACTAGTTTGTTGTTTTTAACTTCAAATGCATCATAAAAAGTTACACTTAGAGTATTCCATTTGGCATTGCCTTCCTTTTTACTCTTAAATCTTCTTAGGAATTCGTTTTTATTTAAGAATTTACCAGATTCAGGATCATATTTATAGTATAGACCAATTGCCAATGCCATTTTACCTTTTGTTACATAATCCGACATTTCATGTCCAAAATACCAAAAGTGCTGATTTAATGCTCTTAAAAATCTAGATTGATTAAGTTTACTAAAGGTTTGAGCATTTTCTCTTACTACACCTAAATACTCCATATAACATAGAACCTTGTCTTTGTTGTTTGAATGACCTATGTTCTTTATTGCATTCGCATATGACGGTATGATTAATTTTGTTGCTTGTGCAAGTTCCTTATTTCCAAAGTATATACCAGAGATTGCTTCGAGTCTATTTTGTATTTTGTTTGTAATAAGACCAGTAAGAATCACATTCATATTTTGAGCTATGCCTTGTATTCTAGTGTATGCAGCTAAATTAGCAGCTAACTTGCCAACACTTACTGTCACATGTTTGCCTTTTGGTAAAGGAACATCTAATTCTAATGCATTCTTTTCCATACCATATACCAATTGATCTAGTACAGATTTTAATTTATCATATGTCTTACTTTCCAAACCTTGTATTCTACCACCCTTCTTATCGGTAAAATTTGTACGACTAACAAAATCAAGAGCTACTTCTAATTCTGGGGCAATTTCACTCATTTGTTCATAATTTTCTGCCATTTTGTAATAAGCAATGACAGATCCTACTATATCGTTTGTTAAAGCGTCTGGATTTGATAACATCTTAATATACCTAGTAGGTATAAGTTTAACAAGTGACCCATCTGATCGTTTAGCATTTTCCAACATATATGCATTATCATCATCCTTTACAGTGTAAATATCTTCTATTGCATACGCTAACCCCTTTAAAATATTGTCCTTACTTCGGATTTGTGTCCATGCCCCACCTTCTATTTGTGGTAGTCTATATTTATTTTCATACTTTAAGAATTGAATCTTAGAATTTGATAATTCCATTACATCAACAAGTTTATCATAAAGCTTCTTTAAGTTTGAATCAGAAGTTATTTTACGATAATTTGCACTGTTGTCATACAATTCAGGATTTGGAATTCTTGTTTCTCCACGATCTGCATATTTAGTAAATCTTTTATCGTAGAAAGGTGATTCTTTATCGATTTCAGACCAGGATCTGTTAGGTACTTTGCGCATGTATTTAGATCTTAACTCTTTCTTCGGAACTAATTTCTTCCAAAAGGAAGCTGGTACAAGATTTCCTTCATAGTCATATCTAGCATTTATAGAAACCCACGCATTATATTCAGCTTGACCTAATTTTTCAACTCTTTCTAATTCTTCATAGAATCTAGGGTTTACCTCCCATTCAGCTATGTCCATTACTTTGGATTTCTTTGATTTATCACGAGTTTTCAAACTTTCCTCAGAAATCAATTCATCATAAGTATTAATCCACGACTTTACTTGGTCAGGCATGCTATCAACATCTACTTTACCATCTTCTCTGGTGTAAAGTCTTAACATGTTCTTTCTAGCCGTTTCATATAGTATTTGATCATCAGATTTATTTGTGTTTGATGAAAGAGTTTTAATATCGTCCCAGAATTCTTCAATTATTTGATCAACTGTATTGCGTTGTTCCCACTTAGCAAATTTCTCTGGACTTAAATTCTTCTTTGCCTTTTGTAGAGCTTTATTAAACTTTTCCATATTTGGAGTATAATGTAATTTCTCTCTTAATTTTTCATTATACTCTCTCATTTCTATTGCTATTTCTTTATCTAATCCAACTTTTACTGAACCATCTGGATAATATGGATTAGCTAAATTTCTACGTCTAGTTTCTAACTCTTGTAATTTTAGATAATCTTCATCGGATAAATCTTCTCTGTGGTAATCTCCGTTCTTATCAACGGTGGTACTTAACAATAGATTTATTTCCATATTTATGGAATCTCTACGAGATCTTGCTTCTTCACTAAGACTGTTAGTTAGCTCGTAATACTCTGGAGTAAACTTACGAATCGTATGTTTAGCTTCCCAATCATTATTTGCTTTATTCCATTTCTTTAGTTGCTCTGGATTCAATAAACCAGGCACTTCAGCAATATCTTTATCTCCAAATCCTAACTTTTCGGCTAACTTTTTTTGATGTTCCAAGTAATCTTGATAGTGTTGACCGTAATTTAAGTCTCTTGTTATAAAGCCTGTTTTATGACCATCTTTATTTTTTTCATGCATATAAGCTAACTTAGATTTATCTACATGTGATAGTATTTCTACAAGCTCTTTACCTACTTCTAGTTCTTTTTCAGCAACATTATTTTTAGTATTAACTATCTTGTTAAGAATTATACGTACTAACTCACTATTAGAATATTGTGTACTACCTGCCCACTGATCCCATAGATTTATATCCACATCACCTTCATCTAATATTTTTTTAAGATGATCTATAGTAAATGAACCGGCTTTAGTTGCTTCTCTAATAAAATTATCTTTAGCAACAATGTCTGCTAAATTGTTATAGTTTCTTACTAATTCATAGTAGTCACCTACAGTCCTTTTTAAGTTTTGTTTTGTATCCTCAACTAATTGAGGATCATTTAAATAGTCAAACGTAGATTCATCATCCAACATGTTCTGGATATTAGTAGCAATGTTACCATAAAAACCAATATAACCTTTCTTTATCATATCTAATTCTGCAGAAGTTATATCTAGCGGGTTATTGTACTTTTGGTTTTCATTTACTTTGGTTTGTAAAGCCTTTACTTCATTTAATGCAGATATTATATCACTTGCCATGTAATCTACAAATTCAAAAGTAGCTTGGTCATTCTCTAATTGATTTAATTTGAACTCTAATGCTCTTAATTCATCTACTTTCTTACTGTCACTATATTTCGCATATTGAATGTCTTTTATTCTTCGCTTAATAGACTCCATTAACTTATCATAGACTTTGTTTACAGCTTCCGGAATCTCAGCAACTTTTTGATTGTGTATTTCTTTACCAAAGAAATAAGAATTATCCAATATGTGACCAGATAAAAACGCTTTTGTGATTTCGTTTAAAGTGTCTTGTTTTTCATTAAATAACCCTTTTACCCAATTGAAGAATCTATTATACCATTTTAAAGCTTTAACAGAGTTTTCACCAATAGCTTGTACTAAGGATTCTTCACTACCAAATTGTTTTATACCTCTTTGCACAATAGGGGCGTTTCTAAACCAGGCAATATAATGGTGAGCATATTCATGAGGTAATGTATCTTGATTTTCTAACAACGTGTTTAATAAGACTCTACCAGCCATGTACCCTTCTATTTGAGCTTGACCCCTAAGATTAGGATCTGCTAATGCAGCTATTTCAATATTGGGATACAGTTCTTGCAATAATAAAGCTAATTCCTTATTTCTACCAGTAGCTTTTTGAGTGGCAGCTTTTTGATTATAAATATTATTATCCTGAGTAGAGAATGTACCTTGATTATCTATTGATTTTACATTATTTGGATTATTTATAACATAAATATCTTGATTTAATTCTTGATTATCATCTATACCATGAAATATAACAATATCTGCTTCTTCGGCTGCACGATTTATAGTTGTAGTAAAACTTTCTCCTTGTTTTTTTAAATCGTCTTTTGTACCAGTTTTTTCAATTACAGTATTAGCTTTTAAAAATACAGGAAGTTTATACTCTCTGTCTAAAACTGTACCTTTTTTAGGATTCGCTGTTCCAGTAAAGAATAAAGCTTTTTTCGTTCCGCCTTTCACTGTAGAAAAGTAGTTATCAAATTCTATAGAGAATTCGTTTATAGGAGAATTAGCATGATGATACACTACTAAAGGTTCACCATTTTCATCTACTACTTTGGATTCACCAAACCACTCTTTAAAGCTCTTAGAATAAGTTCTAGCTTTAGCTTGAATAGCAGCTACTCTATCACCATTATAATGCTCTAATAGGTCTGAAAAGAGCTTAGATGGCTCCCCATTGGGAGCCTTATCTAAACCATAACCATTATTTTCTGATAATACATAATATGCAGCATCTTCATTACCAAATATCTTTGTATATTCCTTGAGTAAAGCTGCAACCTCTTTATTTTTAATATTTAAACACTGCATAATTATTCACATTCTTTTCTACGTTGTTTACCATTTGCTGTTAACTCATCAATTGAATCCTGCAAAGATGCATTTATTGCTTGTTCTTCTGTAGCTGGTTCAAATTCTATATCGTCTAATAAATCTTCTTCGGCTATTTCATTTCGCATAGAAACTTTCTTCTTATTCTCTGCTTCTGAATTTATTATAACAAAGTTTTTAGCACGTGATACAGCTACATATCTCAACTCGTTTCTTAATTGCATTACATCTCTACCATAACCAAACGTATCAATTTCATTGGAGAGTATTAAAACTTTACTGTACGTACTACCTTGCGATTTCCAAACAGTTTGTGCATATCCATAATCAATTGCTTTCCTAATTTTTAACCTACCTTGATTGTCTTTTAAATTTTTGGTAATATTTAATTCATTATCTATATTGTATGCCATTTGATTTAAATCTCTAGATTTAGATATTTGCCCATTTTGTTTGGCTTCTTTAGCCATTTTAAACAATCTATCTTTATATTCTGCTATTTCAAATATCTTAGAATCTGGTTCATTTTTATCAATTACAGTAAGTTGAAAATCATTCATGATAGTACCGCCAACAGGTCTAATTGATAGATTAAATGCTTTAAATTCTATTGTACCTTTATCTGTTCTAAATTTTACAGTAGTATCTCTAACACTCTGTACTATATAATCCATAGAATTTATTAATCTATAAGACCCATCTGGTTTTCTAAGTTTGTTTGAATACCCCATTAGAATGTCACCTTTTACAAATGGTTTAGCGAATTTTCCATATCTTAAAGATCTAATCTTTGAATTATATGTAGCTGCTGCAGCATTTGTAGCAGTAATAACTCTAAAATGTAAAGGATCAGCATTGAACTCTTCAGAAGATATAATTTGTTTTAAGTTTTCATTTATAACTGTATCATTAGAAGTATACAACACCCCTTGACCTTTATCATTTATATCAGTTTGGTAACTTAATCCTTCACCTTGCCTAATTCTGGTAGCTTCCTTTAATATAGGATTATCACCAGTTCTTTCTACCTTGGTTAAAGTTATTTGAGGCACACCATCAGATGTAAATACTTTAGAAATATGATCTGATTTTACAGGTCTCAATTGTGCAGAATCTCCAACATATATTACACTACCATCATATTTGGCTATAATTTCTTGAACGTATTCATACAAGCCATCTTGTACCATTGAAGCTTCATCAATAATAATTAATTGACCTGGTTCATATTTCATTTGATTTTTAGCTCTGAATTTCAAATCATTTAAATCCAATGATTCACGTTCCATTGCTTCATCTGTATCTGGAGTAAACCCAAATAGAGCAGAAAGTGTATACACGTTAGCACTAGGATTATTTTGTTTAGTTATAACATTTGCTCTGTGAGTAGGAGCAGTATATACAATGTTACCTCTACCAATTCTATTATTCAACCATTTACTAAATATACCAATGATAGTAGATTTACCTGTACCAGCATAACCAGATAAAGTAATTTCGGTTCCACCATCTTCAATAAACTTCTCTAATTCATATAGAGCTGATTTCTGTTGATCATTTAATGAGAATGGTAAATTGATTTTAAACCCATCATTAAATGTAAATACGTACTCTTCTTCTACTTTCTTAGCCTCTTCAGATGCTTTTGGTAAATCTTTTGCAAGTAAAGCAGCTTCATCAGTAAAACCAAATTGATTAGCATAATCTAAGAATTCCTTAGTAGTATCAGTAATTGCTGGTTGTTTTACATCGGAGGTACTAAATGTAGGTGCGATAGGTTGTTCAGATGCAAATAGATCTTGTTGAATAGCATCAGAAGTTCTTAATTTAGTCAAAGGTTTAGTAACTAAAACTTTTACAGATTCATTTCCACGTTTCCATTCAATAACATCACCTACTTGAGCTTGTTTCCAATAATCTAAATGCCCTTGTGATTCATATCTTGTTGTTGCTGTTCTTTCCCCATTTCTAACTGCTTCTATAGTTGATTTGGATTTTAATCCTGGTCTACCATGTTCTCCATAATCAAAAGTCATATTACCTTTAAATTTAGCTGGAACAGATTGATCAGGGGCTAACTCATATTCAATTTGCCATGCTTCATTTATTTTTGGTAATACTTTGGAATTAAAATATTCTGTAGACCATCCTTCTTTTTGAGACCATGCTTCTGCAAGGTTTGTAGATGCATTCGGTTGTACTGGAGACTGTTCATCAATTTGTGGTTTATTATACTCAAAGTTATCCAGATATTGTTGATATGCCGCTTCTGCATCAGCTTCACCTTTTTGAGTTTGATAGTCTTTAACCCATTCTTGATAAGATAATGGTTCAGTTGCTTGTTGAGTTTTAACCGTTTGCTGTATATTAGCAAGCATGTCTGTATTAAATTCACCAGCTTGATTAAATGCCTTTGCTTGTAAGCTAGCTTTTACCGGAGTAAGATCAGTAACCCAAGTTATTTGTTCTTCTGGTATAATCTCATAACCATTTGGTACAACATTGTTGTACTTTAAAACTGATTTACTACGACCATTTTCTATTAATACATTGCCTCTATATGCAATTCCCTTTTTATTAATTAATCGATATACTGGAGCTTCATCTTCATTAATACCTATATATTCATATAAGAATGTTGTTCTAGGATCATTGTTTCTATCTAATTTTACTTTTTTAAATGGTGGATATATAGGTTGACCATTTTGATTGAATGAAATTATAGATTGAGACTTTTTATCATATATAATGCCAGGAATTTGTACTTCTACTCCTTTCTTGTTTACTACAGTAAAACCACTATCTTCGTGAGGTAACGCCCTATACACAGGTCTACCTTCTTCTTCAATGGTTTCTCTACTAGAATCTAATACATAATAATCAATAGTAGGAACTACGTGATCATTCCACCATAAGTCTTTTATTACTTGGAATACTTTAATATCCTTGACTGCATCATCAGGATTTCGTTCTAAATCTCTAATGTAATCAAAATAACCTATTTCTTCTCTAATTGAATTAGGTACATATCTAAAGATATTGTTCTTACCAAATGCATCCCCAGAAGTATAGAAAGCATACAATGCAAGATCTTTTGCAAAATCTCTTATTTCCTGATAATCGCTATCCCACAATTCTTCCCAAGCTCTGATGATTTCATTTTCTAAGTTATTGTCACCACTCTTGTTTGGTTTGTAAGCAATAAAATCAGGACCATTTAATTCAGTGGTATCCTCCTTTGGTCTACTAAAGATATTATTAATAAGTACATTTTCAAATGAACCATCACTACTTAATAAATCTGGATATTTACCACTTCTTACATCAGATTTAATTTTATCTAATCTCTTAGAAATACTATTTGGACCACCTAATAAACTACTAAGCTTTATTCCATTTTCAGCTAAATACTTGTTAAAGAAACCAGCTTTATACGTAGCTTCCATACTTCTGGTAATATTATTAATGTATGTATCATCACTAATTGCATAACCTTTAGTATAAAATTCTATTAATGTTCTTAAATTTTCAAATTCTGGAGTAAGTCTAATCATTGTGTTTTGGAAGGCAATTCTAGGGAATATTAATGCATCTTGCATTTTCTTACCTAAGAATGTATTTGAGAATACCTTTATAGGATCTTCAAATACTTGTTGCTCTACCATGAATTGTTTCCATTTATCCAAGAATGCACTTTGTAAACCAAAATTATTACCAAAGCGCTTAGTATCAATTTGAGACAATGTAGTTAATTCAGACAAAGATCTTGAGAACGGGTTAAGTTCTTGATAAGTCTTCATAATAAGCAACTGATTGTAATACCAGTCAAATGTTTCTTCTTTTTTCAACTGCTTCTTCAAGTAATTGACATCAAACATCGTTGCTCTTTGTTTAACACCTACACCTTTGTCATTTAAAAAGTCTAAAAGTTGATCATATTTACCTTTAGATAAAGATTTTGCTTTCTCAAAATATGTATTCCAGATGGTTCTATATGCTAGACTTTCAGGATTTTTGTTTTGTGTATCTACATTATAAAAGCCAGAGTATTTGTCATATTCTATTGCAAAGTCTTTTAATATCTGTTGAGGCAAGAAATAAAATGTACTTTCGCCTTTACCAGATCTAATCAAGAAGTTAGTCATATTAAATGTTAACTTCCTTACATTCAATCGAATGATGTATGGATCTTTTGCAACGTCCACGTGAGCATTGATTAATGCTGATAACCAGTCAAGGATATTAATCTTATTTCTATCATTACTCTGGATACCGTACAAATTACTTATACCATAGTCTCTTAAAATTTTATTTGGTTTAAATCTTAATTTGACCAATTGAGTAAGAACTTGATGAGCATTTGCTAATGCAAATGGACCAATACCAAATTTACCACCATTCAACTCTGCTTTAGTTCTACTTTGGAATGCTGGAGTGGCATAATACAGTTGGGATTTGCTTGTACGTTTACCTTGACCAGTTATTGTATCTACTTCTTTAAGAATAGTATCTTTTAAGTAATCGGTTACTGTATCTAGTGGTTGTCTAGCTTCTGCAAAGTTCAATGGGTTAGAAATAACTGATATATACATATCAAGAAGCATATTTTCATTTGCTTCCTTTGAATTAGCTTCAAAATCAGTTTTACCATTATATCTTTCGTAGACTTTACGAACTATGGTTTCATCATCTAAGCCAGCTTCTCTGAGTCTGTTAGTGTAATCTTCTTTGGTCTCAAATTTGATTCTATTACCATTCTTATCATAATTGTACCTAGCAACAAATAACTTATCAATATCGAAGTCAGAACCAGTAAGAGATGTAAATTCATCAGGTAATGTGATAGTATCACCAATTTGCTCAGGATACAAATCTATTACTTTAAGAGCTGCAGTTGACGCTTGACCTTGAGCAGGAATACGATAACCCATTGCAATAGCCTTAGAATTTGGACCAACTATACCATGATCTATTAACCACTTCTTAGCTTCACTAAAAGTCTTTTTGTCATAATCTGGAATTATGTGTTTCAATAAGTTGATTGAAATAACACAATCCATAGTACCATCAGTGTTTGCAAATCTTAGCTTTCTTTCATTTTGTGCGTCTGAAGTTACAGCAATTCTATTATATAATATTGAAGACATTTGAATAAACATACCGCCAGGTAAGTTAGTATCAACAATTGACTTATTCAACATTGATATAAGGCCACTTTCTATCCAAGAGTTATCAGATAAACCAGAAATTGGTGCAACAGTTTCACCATTTTCAACATCCAAACCATTAATAACATTGTCATTCATGTTTGAACTTAAAGCTTTGCGTTGCATAATTTCAGCAAATCTTTGTACACTTACTTGGGGTTTATCTGAAGTAATACCGAAATCTCTTTCTATCTCTCTTCTACCAGCTTCAGTAATGGCATTATGAGCGCCATTAAAATTGTTAATTAATTCATCACCACTGTACACTTTACCATCTGGTGTGGTATATTTCCATGCACTTCTGATATTACCCATAGCAGCTTTTTGTGCTTGAGATACAAACATCTGTCTTTCTGCATGATGAGGATCAGTAATTAACTGACGTCTAAAGTTAGTTAAAGACTGTTTATGAGTAGGCATTGACATCAAACTGTCCATGTCTATTTCTTTATTAGTCTTATCTTTATAGATTCTTGATTTAACCTCTTTAGCCCTTTGTCCTACTTTTACTGCGGAATCAAAAGCAAGCATATGGATATTACGTGATTGCATAACTTCCAACACTTTACCCATATCCCCAGTAGAGAAGATACGATGTACGGGGAACATTGCCATCTTATCAAACACTGGTATATCCCTTTTAGCACCTACATCGTAGTGATCACCAAAATACATGAATTTCAAAGGCTTCAATGTAACAGCTAATGCTTCGGCATATGTATCCATATCTGCTTCGAGATCTGCATTTGGATCATTAAGTAAATCAAATGCTTTTGCTACTTGTGGTGTCCAGCCATCTACTCTACGTACTAATTCTTTGTAAAACTCTGGGGATATTAATACTGTAGCATCAGTTTGATTTACTTTGCCTTTAGGGTTAAGATAGCCATCAAATTTATCTCTTACTATAAGATTAGCTGCATCTTCTACATCATTGGGTAAAGCTTCAGAACTATCATAAGTTCTAATTGCTTCATCTAATGTCATGTCATGCATTTCCTGAAGTAATCGTATAGCCGCAGATCTTTTAGCATACTCTGCAATTTGATCAGCTTGTCTACTTACGATAACATTATCTGATAGTGTACCTACGTTCACTTCAGTGAGATCTGCCATTGGATTTCCTTCTTCGTAGTCTATTCTTGGAGTAACACCAGTGGATAATACCTCACGTAAACGTTTAATTTTATCTACAGGATTTTTGTAGTAGGCTGGGTCTTTTATAAAAAGTTTCTCAAATTCAATTACTGAAGAAATGGTATTGGCAAAATAATTACCAATCATTTCAGCAGCACCAAGATTTTCGCTATAATTAGAAACTAGTGTAGATTTCTTATAATGTGAAGATGCTTCTTCTAATGCTTTCTGAGGTAATGCTAAACTTGTTACACTAGCTATTTTATTGCCATCCCATTTAATTATACCTAATTCTTGTGCATAATTTAATTCATCTTTAAATGCATCCCATAGGTAGTTATTCATTAGATTTGCTTTTTCAGAATTACTGAACTTATTCCAATTATTTCTTATTTGAGAAATAATAGAAGTTCCATATTCATTACCACCAAGATCTTCTGCTAGGTCTAATGCTTCATTAAAGTTTGAAAAATCTTTTTCAAATTCAATACCATTTAATGTAGGTCTTTCTTTCAATTTAAAGAATCCGTTGAAGTATCTGAATCTATAACCGTTTCTGTTTCCAGTGTCATAATTCTTTATTTTTTGTTCTTCAGTCAAATTCTTCTCATTCTTGTAATTAAATTCAATGGTATCTAATTCAGTTTCAAAGTAATTGATAAATCTTTTAAGAATCTGAGCATCGAACTTTATTTCACCATTGCTTACATCAAATGGATTTTTGAAGTTATTTATTGCAGTACCATACAACGTATTATATGTTTGAGAATCACCCATAGTAGGTAAGATAATTCTACCTGCTCTGGTAAATGTCATTTTAGCAATATAGTCTTCAAGAGGGGATATTTCTGTATACTTACGTCCTTTATCTGCACTACCTTGTTCCTTAAAGTATACAAGTGTTTCAAACCCTATTTTACCTTTAGTATCCGCATTATTATACAAATTTGTTAACAATACAGAACCCTTGAAATAATTAGGATTGTCATTATTACCAGTATTGTATAACACTTTGGTAAGTGCTTCTACCGTTACTGGATCATTATCCAATCTTTGAACCATATCAGACAAATAATTGTGTTCTGATATAGGATATAACAATTTACCATCAGTAGCTAATACTGATAATTCATCAGAAGAAGGATGTAACATAGCATATGTCTCAGCAAGTCTTCCTAAGAATTTAGAATCAGCATAATACTTTGTAATACTTCTATTGTATTGACCAGGAATTACACCATTTTCTTGAATTTTTGCCAAGTCCTTTACTTTGGAATTAAAGAAGAAGTATATACTCTTATTGGATCTATCTGATAACATTGAAACTAATGCTTCAGTAGGATCTGAATTGTAATATTCCTTAGTAAGGAAAGAATTTAGTGACTCTAAATCAATTCCTACTCCAACTTTATTGAGTAAATCAACTATCTTATTCTTAATAGTAATTAGCTTTTCTGGTACATATTCTTTGTAAGTTTGACCATTTACTAATTTTTTGTTAGGTGTAGTTTTATATTTCTCTACAACCTTTATTATTTTATTAAACTCATTGTTGATTTCTCTAGCTATGAATTCTTCAGATTCACTAACTTTTGCTTTGAATAAGTTATCAGAAGTGTCTAATACGCTTCCATTTGTTATTAAACTATAGTTCCAACCTTCTAATATGTTTTTAGATACCTTATTTGCATTTTCATCTTTAACATATAAGTTAGTTTGTTCATTACCATTCTCATCTTCAACTTTTTCTGATAAAATACCAACTAACTTATGTCTAGCTTTACGGAACGTATTTCTAAACTGAGTTTGTAAGTTCTCTCTTGCTATTTTTTGAGCTTCGTCCTCTTGAATACCTTTCTTCTGCACGTATTCGTTTGTAATCTTGTATAACTCGTTATACAGAGTTTTAAATAACGGTGCTACTTTAGCAAGTTTTGCACTCTTGTCCATCATCCCTTTGAATGTGTTTTCAGAGTGGATCTCATTAATAATAGTATTCCAAGATTTATCAAAATCTACCATTAGAGGTAAACCTGTAACAGGGCTCTTTATTGCAGCAACACCCTGTACTTGGGTTACAGTGCCATCAGGATTTGTTTTTTGTTTCATTACAAATTCTGTTCTAGGCATTGTCGCAATGAAAATTTTTATAGATGCAAGAGCATTATCTTTAACTGAAACAGACAGTTGTTCTTGAATGTAGTTAGCCATTTGATCTCCTACGCTATTACCAACTGCTTTTTCATCAATTTCTGCATCAATGTTTTCTTGTTTATCTACTGCTCTTATTTGATACTCATTTAATTTATTTATAATTTCTGGTTTAAATACAGTATCAAATGTATTGTATATTTCATTTCTAACTTCCCCTTGCTCCTTAGTAATAGTTCCTTTTTCAACTAACTTTGCTGTTATTTCTGGTTTTAATGCAGCTTTCAACACTCCGTAATTAAGATTCTGTAAATCATCACGCAATCTTACATTATTTAATGTAAATAAAGCACCTACAAGTGAATTTACAGTTTCTTTAAATTGTGTGTTATTAATGTTTTTAAATTTATGACCTCTTACCTTAAATGGGGCACCTGCACCTTTATATGCAGCAAGAAATTCATTTACAGCATCTGAATTTTGTTTAGATTTATTATAATAACCAGAAGCGATTCTATTAAAAATATTATCGATGCTAGTATCAGTTCTCCAAACCCATTTACTTATGAAATTCTTAATAGCTTTCCAAGCTCTTTTAAGAAGATTTAATTCAGGATCTACTTTATTTAGCATATACTGTCTAAAGTCTTCTGCTAAAGCTTCCTCTACTTGTTTGTCACTTCCAACAAAACCAGTTCTATTTCTATAGAATTCATAGATTTTCTTTCTTTCCTTTGGAGAAATAGTTAACAATGACACTCTATGGAATGCTTCATGATACAATGTACCACGTTCTGCACCTTTCCACAGTATGGTAGAATCTTTTCTAACAAGACCCATAGCATACTCATTACCACCAAGTGCAATAGCATCTTCAACGATATGTAAAGAATCTTCTGGTAATCCTAATTTATTTCTAAACCATTGAATTTCTTCTGGAGTTACTACTTCTGATATGTTACCTGTAACTTTACGAGTAGGTATATCAAAATCTTCATCAATACCCAAGCTTAAAGGATCTATTTCTCCATCATTAGTTATTTCATCTATATAAGAATCATCTTGAGTGGTGGCTTCAGAAGTTGTAACATCTTCAGTAACATCTGCCTGTGGTTCTGGGATACTAGGAATATTTGGCAATGAACTAGCTTTATTTTCAGCAGCTTCTTTTACTTCAGTATTGTTGATCTTTCTTGGTACTTTCTGAATGTCTTCAGCATATGCAAAAGAATCTTTGAACAGTTGATCATCTAAATCACTTCTTATTACACCAGCTTTTTCTAATACTCCCATAGTATAAACTGGGGTAGAAGAAATGAAATCATCCTTAGTAAAGGATACGCCTGGAATAATGTCAAGTGAGTCAATAGAATTATGATTAAAATAATCATATATTGAAGGTAATGCCTCTTTTACTGGTCTAAAGAAATTTTTTCTAGCTACACGCCAATGGAATCCCATTAATGCTTCAGCTATGTCTTTTTTATCCTGAGTAGATAAATTGCCTATATTGAATGTTTTTTCACCAACTATTAGATTGGATTTATCATCAATATACAATTGCTTTTCTTTTAACCAATCAAATGTTTTATCTGCAGTAGTTACTTTAGTAGCATCTCCAAATCTAACCATAAAGTCAATTAATTCTCCAGCAATAACTCCTGTATCTCTGTATTCAGAGTTAGTATTAGTGCCATAATTGATTAACAAGTCAGCTAAAAACTCAGCTTGCTTCCTGTCAAATCTTTGAAGAGTTAATTGTAATGGCAACGTTTGATTTGATAAAGTACTAGATTTTGGTGGATAAATAAACAATTGTCCACTACCACCTTTACCTGGCAACATTTCACCATTAGCTCCTATTATATCAGAATCTTTTACAATACCATCACTTATACCAAATGTTACATTTTCTGGAGTAATCTCAGTAATTTCTGTTGGTATCTGTAAGCCTTTTACTTCGTGTATTGGTCTGAATACAGCTCTACCATCTTTTCTAACAACATTAGGTATTCCTTTAGTTCTAACTATTGTGCTAGGTACTACAGCTTCATCATTTGTTGCAGACTCTATTGTAGAAATTACTGCATTTCTAAATCTACGTAAATCTGCTATAGATAAATCATTAGCATTATTAATAAGATTAATATCCTCTTCTGTAAGCCTTTCTTTAGGTATGCTAGCTAATTTTGCTGCTAAGAAAGTTCTAGCTCCAGAAGGAGTTTTCAAAGCCATTGCATAATCGCCAGTGCCATGATGAATTAACATTATTATAGATGCAGAATCATATGTACTAGGATCATTTTCTTTATATGGTTTATGCCCCTTTTCTGTATAATCTTTATTTATAACAAACTCACAGAAACTATCATTAAAAAAGTTTGGATCTTTTATTCTCTCTGCTAATTCCTTGCCTGGCTTGGTACCAGGATAAATAGACGTCGTAGCATCAGGATTAAAGAACAGTGTATGAGATACCTTATCTTGTACTAATTCTTCCATTTCTAAAGATTCATCCAAATCTCTAGTCTCAGAGTCCATATCTGCTCTTCTGTTCATTTTAGATTCTGTAGCAATCTTCTTACGGGCCCATTTTACTTGAGATTCTTCAGTTACTTCAGGATTAGAAGTTTCATAAGTTTCAGATACTTTTTTATCATCCTCGTCTGGAACAGCTTCAGAATTTGCAAGATCTATCAGAGCTTTTTCATCAGCTCGCTCAAATTCTATTTCATCCTCTTCGTCTTCTTGAGTTTCAACAACTGGTTTAGGCTCAGGTTTAGGTTTCCTTTCAGTATCTTCTTGTTTTTTTTCTTTTACTTTGGCTAAGGTTTCTTCAAACTCCTTACTTAACTCTTCTAATCCTTTAGTAGGAAATTCTTCATCTTCTTTTACTTCCTTCTCTACTACTGGTATTTTAGTATCAATGTCAGAAGTAGCCCTGTCATCCATAATAGGAGTTTTTGGAGACGTTGCCTTTTCTTGCTCTACTTCAGTAGCTACTTGATTATCTACTTGAGTTTCGTTGTTAGTAATAGGTTGTTGATCATCACTTTGATTAGCTGCTTCTCTAGACATTTCTTTTGCAGATTCTGCTTCAACAACATCCTTTGCATTTTCTTCTACTATCTTTGATGATTCGTCTGAATTGTTTATATAATTATCAATTCTTTCTTTTATCTTTTTACCTATCTTCTTTTTTGATTCATTAGAAGCGTTGTTGAAGTTTATAAGTTTACCATCTTCCAAAGTATTGCCGAATATTTCATTCATCTTATGCTCAGCTACCAAAAGGTCATGATTTGCAATCATTGTGTTGACATAACTATCAATACCTTTGTTAACCAAATTTGGAGTGGCTATGAAGTTTGAACTGAATCTAGTACCTTCTGATAATTGATTTAGTTTAGTATCTATGTCTTTTAATATATTAGGTATTTCTTTTGAAATAGATTTACCAACAGCATTCGACTCATTTGTTATACCAAACTTTTGTTGATTTTCTTCTGGCTTAGATTCGAGTGCTGTTTTTAATTGTTCTAATGCTTGCTTTTGAATGTTTAACTTAGTTAATGCAACAGCAGTAAGCTTTTCTTCTGGAGAATAATGGTTTAACATTTGATCATTTTCCAGAGTAGTATAGAAATTATTATCTGCTTCTTGTGCCTGATTAGCATTGTCAAGTGCTTCTTGTGCATCTATTGTTGCCAAGTGTTGCAACCCAATTAAAGTATTATATTCAGTAGTCCCAGGATTGTAACCAATAGTTTTACCAATGTTCTGATTTACTTTAGATTTAGATAAACTGAAAATGTTATTTGCAGTAGCTATTTCATCATTTAAATCTTGTTCAGTAATACCTTCTGGCAAATTATACTTGTAATTTTCAAGTACATCAAGTACATTTTGTTGATAATTCAACTTCTTATTTGCCATTTCAGAGTATGACATAGCTTTGATCATTGCATCTTTTTTACCAATGTGATCTGCAACTACGTCTCTTACAAAAGAATTGGCAGTCATATCTTTGTAAGTTTTCAATCCAGAATGATAAGCAATCGTAGGTCCCCCCATGTACAAACCTAATGCAAATCCCCCTTTTACATCATTCCAAAATTGTGGATCATTTGCTAATTCAGATTCAGTATCTATACCAGATAATATTTTTGCAGTACGGTAATTTGCATCAGCTAAGCCCATTAAAGATTGAAAAATACTGCTAGACTTTCCATCATACTTACCAGAAATATAATCATAATCAAATATATCTTGATTGGCTTCTTCAAACGCTTCTCCAGTAGCAGAAAAACCCAATCTACCAAGTGCTTTGGCAGCTTGCAGACTAGCATTTTTTACTGGGGAATTGTATGCAAGTCTAGCATTAAACCCAGTATAAGCGTCTATAAGTTTGTTATATTTACTTGCTGCAGCTTCGCTTAATTTCGTACCTGTTTTTAACAATGGGTTTAAAGCAGTTTTAATTGGAGCTGTTATTATTTTACCCATAGCTTTGCCAAGAGGTGCAAATACTAAAGCAGATTGAGCAACATCCATAGCAGATAATGCCATGTTATTATCATAAACCCTTTCAAGTCCATCTTTTAATGATCTTTTAGCATTTGCTAATGCCTTATCATTAATATTAATTTCTCCAGATATAACTCTATCTATTATTTCATCATCAGATATCTTAGAAACATCTACATTAGGATTTTGTTGTTTTAACTGGTTTCTACCAATTTCAGCATATTGCTTAATATCAATACCTTGTTCCTTTAAACTATCTTCAATTCTAGATCTATACGCACCATATACTTGAGCCAAAGACTCTCTGTGTCTACTATAGATATTTCCAGCTATACTAATTGCTGTAGCTGCAATTGCACCACCCCATCCAATTAAATTTGATGCGGCTCCAATTCCAGGAATAGCATTTAATGCTCCAGTAGTAGCATAGTGCCTACCTAACCACAAAGCTCCGGTAGCTAAAGCATCTGCGATATAACCATCAACAGTTGCCATAGAAGAACCTGTTAAACCTGGACCAGCGTATAAGAAATAATCTGGGGAATACCAGGGTTTATCTTGAGCTCTTTGTTCCTTTATTCTAAATTCAGAAGACGGTGTATAATTTTCAGATCTTTCTCGTAAGTTAGAGTATATATTATTTATTTCTTCATTTACTTTAGATCTTTCTTCTTCCCACGATTTTCTAGAATTACTTAGATATTCAATTCTCGCATCAATGTTATCACCTTCTTTTTCACCATATTTAGACAAGATGCTATCGTATTGCTCTTGTCTATCTGCTAATGTTCTTTGGAGTTGAAAGTATTCAGATATTGCATTTTTGTATTCTTCAGAATTCTCATCCAAAGTAGGAATAGTATTTTCAAGATTTTTAAGCTTTTGCTTATCACTAAGAAAATTCAATTCATAATCAATATCATCTAATACGGGGTTTATATCTTTAGCTAGTTTAGCTCTTTCCGACATTAGATTGATTTGATCTCTACTATTCATAAAAGTGGTCCATGCATCTTTTAAGTAGCTCTTATCTTTAAGAGTTTCCTCTGGATTTTCTTTGTCCAATAGATACATTTCTTCATAATCATCAATTGGAGTTTGTTCCAATTCACGATCATACCCTGTTTTAATTTTTGTTAAAGGGGAATGCTGTGCATTTACTTGCCGTATAGCGGCAGTAGTGGCATTGGTTTTAGAGGGAATTAAACCAGCATTGTATTTGTCTAATATAGATGTTTCCATATATTATTGTAACAGATTAAGCATAGTTTGATAAAGTTCGATATCAGAAGAATATGATTCGTTATATGAACTATCATATAAATCATTTTGTAGTTTAGACCCACCATGTTCTTTATTGACTTCTTGATCAAAAGTCATTCTTGTCATACCATGTGGATCAATTGGTTCCATTGCATCAAATGTAAAGTATTCTCCAGTAAGAGCTGCCCCACCTCTAGTGTCAGAGTGACCCCACGCATCTTCCACACTTTCACCTTTTATTGGCTTAACACTTAAACCAACTTCAGATGTTAAACCCATAGTTTTATTAACCATTTCTTTAAAGCTGTCAACATCATAGTTAGCATTTCTTATAGACTGAATAGGTATCTTAACACTAACCCTTTGAAATAATTGTGGTTGGCCATTGGATTCACCTACCATTATTTTGTTTCTAGGCACCTTTATAACATCTTGGAATACTCCAGATTTTAGGTCTTCTGCAAAGTTTCTATTAAGTCTTGAATTGTCCTGAACAGTGTATTTCACAGAGGGCACTTTCATTACTTTGTTTACAAAGTCTGTAGATAATATTAATCCACTAGTATCTGGGATAGTAAATCCATTAGTTATAGCATCGTTACTATTGATTTCTACTTCTTTGGAAGATTTTATTTTGTTATAACGATTCATAACTAGTCCTGAAGTAGGATAAGTAAGTTCATTCAATACTCTAGATGCAGTATCATAGTATAATGGTAATTTTTCTTGTTTTACCCCAACTGCTGGGAATATATCAGATTGTTTAGCAAACATATCTCTAACATCCTCTGCATAAGCATTTGCCATAGCTTCATTACTGTAGTTCTTTGATGCAGATTCTTGGTATGCCTTATACATAGTGTTGTATTCTTCTGGAGTAATAGCACCTTGTTCTAAGGCATTAGCAGCATCCATTAAAGTTTGTATCATAGATGCTTGACCTTCTATAAATGATCTTGTTCTAGTTAGATTTGGATTATTTTGCATTTGACGCTTTTCTTGAACTACTGCGTCATTATACAATTTAGTATAAGCATCTGGATAATCAGTTGGTTGTTCACCATTTTTTCCTTTTCGTATAGCTGCAACTCTTAAAGCTTGTTGTTCTTTCAAAGCTTGCATTGCATATGGGTCTACTGTAATATTATTTCTAATGTATTCTTGATTATCTATATATGCTCTTTCCATAAAAGCATTTGCAGCATCTTCAGCGGTTGCTCCAGGGTTCTGTTTTAAGTACACTTGCATATGCATTTGAGCCTCAGGAGTAGATAGTATACCACTTTTATTTTCATCCAATATTTTTTTAATTTGATCCCCAGTTACACCAGTATGAATAAAACCATTGGATCTACCCAAATAGCTATCTTTAAGATTATTTACATATTTATCTGTAAGATCTTTTATTGATTGATAACCTAGTGGAGATACATCATTATAAATACCTGAAGTAAGTGTGTTATAACCAGTAAAATCAACATCGTGCCACAAGGGATTATATTTACCTTCTAGCATTAGACGTTGATTTACTTTTTGTCTCTCTCTTAAACCTTCAGCACTTTGACGAAGCATACTTAATTTAGCTCTGTCTACATTGTTTATTGCTGAATATATCTTAGATCTACCTTCTGCAGTTTTTATCATGTCTAAGTTTTTAGACAGTTCTTCAGCCACAGGCAAAGCTCTACCATAAGTTTCATCATAGTATGCTTTTGTGTCAGCAGCGGATGGAGATTGAAATTCAGCCCATTTATCCAAAGCTGTTGAATAATCTTTTAATGCTTGATCTACGTTTTCTTTTGCCTGCTTCCCAAGTGTATACAATTGTTCAAATGGAATTGGAACATATGTATTTATGAATTCTGCTTGTGCAGGATTGTCATATCTATTTACCATATTAAACTCTATTTCTAGTTCTTGTTAATAAATTATCCACTTGTTCTTTAGTAAATCCTTGACTTAAGAAATCAGCTAAGAATGGTAGTGTCATTTGATCCCTACTAGATTGATTTTGCATTAGTCTATTTACTTGAGACCATTTACCAAGTTGACTAGTTGCAGTTGCTCCAAAGTTTCTAGCAGCAGCTCTATTTCTAGCATTAAGATCATTGTACATATTTTCACTTTGTACAAATTGTTGTCCTAAATTATTAAGAGTATTTGCGTATTCTCCCAAGTAAGCATTGTCAGCATTTTGTTTAGTGGCGTACATGTTTGCATTAGAAGCATACTCATCAACAGCGGATTGAGTTCTTGCTGCTAAATTAGCACCAGTATTAGCATTAATATTTGCTAAGTTATAATTTGAAATGGCCCTTGATCTACTGTTAGCTAATCTTGCAGGTTCAATATTCATTCTACGTCTAGCCATTGTACTTCTAACTGCACCAGCATATGGGTTTAATACTAATGGTTCTTCTTCTGGTCCTCTTAATGACTGCAAAGCATTATACACTGTAGGAGCCAATGATAACCAATCTGGTGAATATCCACTTTTTGGTTTACCAAGTGCACGTTTTTTAGTAGTTTCATCTGCAGATGTTGGTATATTTACTGGAGTAACAACATCCTCCCAATCTATTGCCATACTAGTGTTTACTAGTGGCATTGTTGGTTCAGATAATCTTTGAGTAGTAGTTTTAGTAATGTTAGGTTTGGTTGTCTTTTTGGTGGTTACAGAACCAGTAGTACTAGGGGTTTTTGTAACTTGTTTATTCGATGCATTTGTGTACGTGTTTGTCACAGTTGGTTCAGATTCAATCGGTAAAAGAGGTATATCAACAGAGATTGGTTCATCGTTTGCATATGTGATTGCATCTACTTGTTGTGGTGTAGCTACGGTAGTTTGTAATGGTGCAAACCATGTTCCAGTTGTAGGAGAACCCATTTGTAATGCAGTATTATGTGCAGCATTACGGTTGTATCTTACTGGTTTAACATCATAAATACCAGCTCTACCTTTAGTAACAGTAGCATCAGGATCACTTATATCTTTTGCATCTCTGGTAAACAATCTATCCAGTACGTTAAGATCAGGTAAATTGACATCTTCTACATTCCAAATGCCCCAACGTAACTTTCTATTATTGGTACCGTCCTCATATGCAGGTATTCCTTTTATTTTGGGTTTAACACCCTTTGCAGCTTTAACGGCTTCTTGTTCTGCTAACAATTTATTATAAGCTTTGTTAGCATTTATTTTATTTAATCTGTTTGTATTTTCAGCAAATATATCTTTGCCTTTGCTAGGTTTTGTCATTTTAGATAATATTTGTCCTTCCTTAGCAAATGTACGATTTGTACCTGGTCTTTTAATCTTGTCAGATAATACAGATTCTAAAGTAGATGCGTCCACTAGATGATTATCTGTGCCAGGTTGTGTGTTTGGAACCTGAACAATATTACCAGAGTCATCTCTGACCACTTCGTTATTGTCCAAGTACGCTAAGTCTGGGAGTATTCCACCATTCTCAAATGTATATGCAAGATCATTATTATCCCAATATTCCCCTTCAGTTTCAGCTGCAGCATTCATACCTATTTTGGTCTTGTTGAGGGTTTCCTTTCTGCGTCGTAATGCTTGCATTTGCTTTTTGCGTTTAATTGAACCAATAAGTCCACTTACCAATCCTAATCCACCACCAACAGCGGCGCCAATAGGACCACCTACAGTGAGACCAGCACCGGCTAACGAAGCTGCACTGCCAATAGTACTACCTGCAACATCACCTGTTGAACCTTCTTCTGATAAACCAGAAATGGCAGAGCCAAATACATTAGCTCCACCAAGGTAGTTTGACAACTGATCCATGCCAAACGCATATGCTGGTATAGTCTTTTTATTGTTTTTCTTTTTCATATTATATCATTGAGTATCTATAAGCTGTGCTAATATATGGTACTTTAAATTCATTACCACCATTACAATCATACTTATAATTACAGATAAGATATTTTCCTTTCATCCTATCTTTGTATGATTTGTTAGCCAGTTGTTCTACTTCATTAAGCTTCAAAGAATTACGAGGGATTGCAAATTTATAAGTATCCTCCCTGTAATCGATATCTTCACTAGTTAATGTTTCACTAGTCTGTCTTTTTGTAGTAAATAGGATTAAATCAAAATTAGTATCTGTAGTAAAATCACCACCATATTCAACATTATCAAATGTTTTGGTTTGTGGATAATCTTTGTTAACTACAAATTCTATTTCAGATACCTTTGCTTTGTCAGAATCTAAATCAGCTTGTTCACCACCATTATATTTAAACAGTTTCAATGATTTAAATAAATATAGTTTATCACTAAATTCTGCGTAATAGTCTGGATTATAGTTATAGAATGAAGTAAATACTCCTAGTTGTTCATTAAACGCTAATGTTTTATCTCCTAGAGTAAACAGAACTTCATTATATTTCTTATCATAAACTGCAATAGGATCTTTTTTAAACAAGTCTTTATTCTTATTCAAATAAGATTGAACTCCTTTTAATTTAGATACTGTTTGTAATTGACCATTAAACCCACATATCTCATTACGTTTACTATCATACCAGTATACAGTACTATCTGATTGAGTATTTGCTCTCAACTGGTTTGGACTTTCACCATTCATTGTAGTAAAGTAGTCATATCTGTCTAGTATACCACCAGTACCTAGAGTAAGAGCACCTGGGTTATTATCAGTTATAATAGAACGTTCATTTACTGCAACTGTGCCAAAAGCGTCTGTTTGCCAGAATACTAAATTGTTTTTAAATAACTTCATATCATTAATTGGTCCAAATCTAGTATCTACATCAAGATAATTGGCTACTTTAAATTTTGTCCATGAATCAGTAACTTCATTATTTGTTTTAAGCTCTGAAGATATGATACGAGTATCTGTTAATAGATTATCTATATTGTAAATAGATTTAGCTACAAACTTTTTTGCATTAGGTTGAGCAGAGTAAGCATCATTGTATGCATATGATGGAGTGTTCTGAGTATATAAATCACCAACAGTAATTATATCGTCTTCTACAAAGTGGTTAGCATACCCATCACCAGCTTGATAAGTTCTATTTATAGATGAATCCGCATGGGTTAATGCTAGATTAACACTTGACTCACATGGTATGAAAGCCCCTAAGAACAATCTATTTGCTTTATTGTTATAATAATCATCTGTGTTATAACTAAACATACAGTTATTGTAATCAAATATGTTTAGATATGTATCACCACCATAGCACAGTACTGTGGAAACACTAGATTCAGCGCTAGCACCAGTAGTAATATATACAGAGTTCTGTATAGCAGAGTATGAATTACCGCCATATGCATTTACGCTTTGCTTTATATTACACAAAACAACTGCATTGACATATCTGTAACTAGAAGTACTTACAGCTAATGGTATATTAGCAACCATGTTATCACTCTTAAATATGGCACATATTCCATGAGGACCGTATTTTCTAACATTATTTGCGTCAGTCTTATCTACTTCACTGTCTCCTGCAGTTCTAATATTATCCCACACCCAGTTATAATATACTTTATCACCAATAGTAATTGCTTCAGCATTATACCAAGGTTGATCACCATTTGTTAACCAAGGACTACTGGGTCCTGCATATTTCGCACTTTCTATTGCAGCAGATTGAACACCATTTTCAACATATAAACCATAGTATTTAGCAAGTAACGCTGAATAAAAATCATCATTGTTTATTACTATGGCTCCATTAGCCACATAACCATTACTAGATTGACCTCCTAATGATTTAGTTGGTTTTATTGTAGAACCGTCATACTTTATAGATCTGGCATTTGCTAATACTTTTAGAGAACCATCTGTAATACCCCAGTCACCATCTGCAGTAATAGGAGATGTCATAATCCCTACCTTTTCAACTGTTTGAAACTTATCAATTAACGCATCTGCATTTTCTCTGTTAATCGCTATCTCTGGAGACACGAACATGAAATAATTATTAGATTGCGTATCTGATAAGTTAAAAGTATATTGAAAATCTCCATCGTTATGAGTCTTTGCATAATAGCCATGCTTATTTGAATAAGCTAGATATGGGAATGGTGTTAAGATGTTAGAATCTCTATCATAATTCGTAATGCAACTTACTACTCCTTGAGCTAATATAGTTCTATCAGATAGAGTTCTTTCGCATCTAACTATTTCATATCTTACCACATCTGATGGTAAATTCTTTACTTCAAATTCAATGCCAAGAGGTTTAGTAACAACTGATAAATTAGATCCATAATCACTAGCCTCATTGGAAGTAAAAAACTTATAACCAGAATCTTTATTAGATGGCATTCTTATATCACCTATCCAATGTACCGGTGATGCTAAACCTTGTTTATTGTATAGTACAATACCAAATCTATAGATCTCATCCCTCATATATCCTTTTACTTTGGACTCTATTTCGGCATTAGAATAGTTTGGTATTTTGTTACCAGATGATAAACTTATTGTATTTGATTTATCATTACCTTCATAGTTGATACCTAAACTAGTAAGTGATCTTGAAGAAGAATTGAATGTAAATTCTTCGTTTATCATTCCTCTAGATGTGGTAGATGCATCTTCTAGTAAGTCCGTAGTGATGAACCTATATGATACGTTCTTACCCTTTCCACCTTGTATATATCCTCCTGTTGGAGAAGTAGTGTATTTATAAGCACTACCATCAACATTAAATGGGCATATACAATCATGATCCTTTGGTATATTTGTAGTGGTTAACGCAGATAAAGCAAAATTTAATGAAGAACCAGAATTAGATAGTAATAGTACATTACCAGATGAATTAGCTCTAAATGCTCTGGCATCATATTCTACATCCCATGTTTCCTCAGTAAGATTAGCGGCAAATAACCTATTATCCTTAGATTCTATTACTTCAGGTGTAAACGTATAATTAGCTAATGAATTAAATTCATCAATGCTTAGTTCTGATACTAAACCACCACCTTTATCTTCATAGTTTATTACAGAGCCACTGCCTATAGTTATATCATCTACTATGGATATTACAGGTACTTCATTCTTTGCCTTATAAAATAAAGAGATTATCCTAACCCTATCAAATCCAGTGCTATTGTTTCTTACTTGTAGTTTTATAGATTTACCAGTATTCTGTCCTTTAGAACTTCCTTTTACAGCATTATAATTTGTCTTTTGATCACCATCACTCAAATGATAAAGAGGAGTAAGTGGAGATATTGCAGATTCTGTACCTCTTACTTTGAACAATTGATAACAGTACTGTATCATTCCAGATTCTAAACTACCTGTTCCAAATCCATTAAATTCAAATGGTGCTAATGTAGCCTTTGGTAACATTACTATATTATCTGAAGTAATGTTCTCATTACTTTTTATATGGCTATCGTCTACATTTATTACTTTGATTTGAGCATGTCCATCTACCCAATATACTTTTACATTATCTTTTGCTTCCCATCTACATACGCTACTAATTGCAGCAACATTACTAGATGAAACTGTTATATCTAAAGGTCTATTGGTTACTACTTTCGTTACAATTGGTTCTTCTTGTGATCTAGAAAAATCAATTCTATATACATTATTGTTATTTGTACCATTAATCTTAGTAAAGACAATCGCCCAATCTCTTACTGTGGTAACATGTATGATAGTTTCACCAGACAAATTTGAAGAAGGTCTACACGCTAAGAATCCTTCTATATTTTGCATTGCTGCAAAAGAAGATCCTTCATTCGTTAGTATACGAATGTTCTCTGCATATATATACTGGTTATCTTTCAATACGGAATAATCTACGTCCATACTAAGACCCCCAGAAAATGTATTTGTTTGTCTAGTAGCGTTCATTTGCGTTATAAATTATTTGTCTTTCCCCAGTATGTGAATAAAAAGTATTGTGATCTCTAAATTCTGGAACGATTTTATTCCAATTATTTTTAATAGACTCCATACCATCTTCATTTGGCATTAATGCCTCAGCATATGCTTGGTTTCTATAAAAATTCCAAGATCTTCTAATATCGTAGTACACTTCTCGATTTAACTTACCATTCAAATACTCAGGATACTTCAGTTTCATTGTAACATACCAGTATATAGCCTCAGTATAAGAAGTTAAATCTGGTATTAAAGCGTATCCATCTTCATCAGTAGGTATTGCACTGTATGATAATTTTAAGTAACCTGACGGAACATTACACATTATAAATCCAGGTTTGATACTATATTGCAATCCACCACTAGGATTTGCTGTATTGAACCCATCGTTATGTGTACGTTCGTTTATAAGATTTGAAATAATTGTACGTAGATTTTGATTGGTATTTAGTAATTCTAAAGCCTCTGTTTTATCTATGTTACCAATCATATCCACTACCAAGTTAACCATTGTATCCTCTTGTACAATCATGTTTGGGTCACAATGTTCACAGCAATTATTATGACGGCATTCCTTTTTGTGGCCAAGTTCATCATAACAACCACAATTGCAACAACATTTGTCATGTCCCCAAACAGCAAATGAACCTGTAGCTTTCCTCATAGGAAACCAAGGTCCATCACAATTGAAAGAATATGCAACTTGATGTAATTGATGAAGATCACATGGTAACGATGCTTGATGTCCACACAGTTTTGTAATTGGAGTACCATCTTGACCAGATACTTTTGGAATAAACTGTGTAACAGCGCCAATCTTTTCAATTGCTTCTCCGCACCAAGATCTGATATCACTTATTCTAATATCATCTTCTTTCAAATCTAGATCAGCAATTATCTTAGCAATTACCGTTTTAATTGAAGTTAATTTTGTAATCATAATTCTCTATAATTCTATTGCATAGTCTCTGATGCGATTCTTAAGTATATGTGCTAAATGACGTTTATTATCTCTTGTCATAATTAATTGATATTTCGTTTTATTTCTAGTTATCATGTTCTTTTTATTCCAATAAAAACGATATTTAAAACCGTTAGTAATTTCATTAAGGTGATATATGACTTTACCATATTTTTTGGATTCGGCGTAATCTATACGTAGGCTTTTACCAGTGTATTCCTTAGGTTTGTGTTTTACTATGGCTAAAGTACCCATTCTGCAAGGTAGTCTTATCTCTTTACCTTCCTCTATTAACTGATCTCTTAAATATTTAAAATAGTCATTTATTATTGCTCTGAAGGTTTTGTAATCTACTTGATACAATGGATTATCATCTACATACTTGATATACGATTCATAAAATGAACTACCTGTGTAAGATTTAGTTTTCATATTCCCATACGTATTTATATGCAGTTTTACTTATTCCTCTAGCACACATAGAAATAGCGCAACTAACAATTTTTCTATTTTTATTCATTAATTCGTGTTTTAATAAAGTATCTGCAGCTTCTGTTGCAGAATGGTACGTATTTATTATGTTTCCATTTTTATCTTTCTGTATAACTTTTTTATAATATGCTGGGTATCTTCTTTCTACATCATATGCATCATGTTTATATTTCCATATATATCCACCAGATTGGGTGTATTTTCCTTGACAACACGCTATAATTGATGCGTTTTTACCAACTCCTACTGCTTCTGCTGCTGCTTTAATACTCGGATATTCTGCTATGAAATTACAGTCCAAATCATATTGTATTACTGGTTTATTAACCTTCTCAATAAATCCACTTTTCAATCTTTTTTTGGTTATTTCTTGTTTTTCTTTTTCTGAGAAACGTCTTCCAAGACAACTGTATGCAGTACATTGAATATTATATTCCGGCTTCAAATCTAAGTATTTTTGTTCTAAAAGCATCAATGTGTCCTTTATAGGTTCACATGTTTCAAGGATCTGAAATACAAAATGTTTTTCACCATATTTATTCCAAGCTGCTTGTAAATGTGGGGAGTGATGTTTATTATTACGCAAATCACTAAGGTGTTGTTTTAATCTTTGTTTAAAATTTTTCGTACTACCTATGTATTTGTGATTGTTTAAAACATTTTTTATCATGTAAACTCCACTACATTTCTTATCAAAAACATCAAAATTAATTTCCATTATTGAACTTTTACATCATTTGTACTATTGTTAGTAGTATCATTTGGCATTTGCAGCATCAAGTTTAATTCCTTACTAAAGATCATGTCTTTAATCGTAGGTATCATATTTGCAGGAACAGGATATGGTGTATCATCCCTATCAAAACATTCACCAATTGATGTTGGGTCCTCTAGTACACCATCTATTCTTACATACTCTAGATGTTCTGGTCCCATTATGTACAAATGATTTCCTTTAAGATATGCAATATAATCATTGCATGTATATTTTCTATTAATTTGATACTTTGCTTTGGTTTCAGTTCCAACTTGAATCAAATTACCATCTAAGTCTTTTACACAAATTAACCCAGATCCAAAATGTAAATCTATAAACTTTGGTAATTCCTCGTCAGATTTATAATTGTATCCATCTGTAGGGCAATTTCGTACTTTAGAAATGTGCAATGGTCCTATTGTTTGAACATACGATTCATTTATGTCTCGACCTTTATCTAAATCTTGCTTAATTAAATAGGCCCTATATTGATGAATCCACTGTTCTACCTGTATACGTGATAAATTCTCACTCTCAGATAGATTACTATCTCTGTAAGTGAGAAATATATCATCTATTATTGTATTTAGTGAATTAAATATCATAATTAATCTAATAAACTTTTTACAGTTATTGTTATTTTTTCTTTATTATTTGTAGCTTCCTCAAGTAAGGACATTAGTTTGTTAAAAGCTATTTTAGAATCACTTACCCAGTCTTCTTTTTCGCCATCCCAAGTACCTACAAGAATACATCCCTCTGTATCTTTAGAACTATTACCAGTATGAATTCTAATACCACTAAAGTTAGGTACATTAAGGATTTCTGGTAATATTTTCTTGAATCTTGGAGAGTGTGTTAATTTAACCTCATACGTACCTTCAGGTATTGCAGTTTTACCATAAACCTTTTCTCCTTCTGGTCTTACTCTATCTTCGAGGGTATCACACAAATGTTTATCATTGACTAGTAGCTCTCCAATAGTTGCAGAGCTACCAAGAAAGATTCTATTTAATTTTAATTCCATTATGCAGCAGGTGTTTCTAATGCAGTAACTCTAGCTTCCAAACTTTCAAGATCCTCACTTAGAGTGGTTAATCTAAGGTTCAACGCTGAAATCAATTCTCTTACTTCACTATCATTGTAGTTCTGAAGACTAGCAAGTTTATTTTTTTCTTGTGTAGTATAATCTTCAGTAGATAGTCCTTTACCTTCAACTTTATCTTCTTTGTTTTGTTCTAAATCCGCTATCTGTTGCTTTATCTGAGAAATGTCTTCAGTATCTTTATTATTAACTAAAACCCATTTAGTACCATTAAAATACTTTAAATCCCCACCATTTGGATTAGATGATAGATCTGCCCAATATTTAACAGATGCAGGATTAGGTTGAATTGTACTAGCTAGAATGTCGTATTTATTATTATAAAGTGTACTCATATTGTTTTAAAATAAAAAAGGTTGACTAAATAGCCAACCTTTGTGTTTTAGATTTCATTTTCTTTTTCCTCAGTAGGAGGATCGATATTGTTTTCTTCCGGACGAACAGTAGAAATATTTTGTAAAAGTTGTTTAAGCTCTTTCACTTCAGCTCTCAATTCATCAAGTTCTTTGAAATCTTTTGTCACATTGGTTGTTATGTCCGAATTTACATTAAGTATTTTTAAGATGTCTTCACATCTCCTCATCTCTTCATCAATCTTACTTAAGCTCTCTTTCTTGATTCTACAATCCTCTAGAGATTGTCTAACCATATTAATAATTTGTGATTTTTCTGTGGCTATAGTAAGACCAATGTTTGAATCGGTCATCATTGTTTTATCTTCAGATACTGACAGTTTTCTTTGTTCACCATCACACGAAATCACTAGATCCACGAGCTTACGTCTATTTTGCATAGGCATCGGAAATTGTGTCGGTGGCACTGGTTCGTCATAGGGTTTTGATACACTGACTACCGTTCCTAAACTGTACGTTGTGTTCTTTTTAAAAGTACCTGTTATTTCGAGTACGTGTATTCTAGTACCCGACGTTAACTGAGAGAATGTCATATCTTTATAAGTTTAAAGAATATGGGCAACTCTCATAGCTGCCCATATATCTTGATTAATATTTAGGCAGCTGGTGCAGGAGTATAATTCATCAACTGTATTACATTGTCACATTTATTAAAATATGCGATGTATCTGTTCCCAGCACTAACTTGTGAACCAGTAATTGGCTCACTTGAAGCATTTACTAAAGGTATATTGCGAGTATTTGAAGCAGTACTTACAGAACCAGAAACCGAGATAAATACAGGTAGACTAGCTCCTGAAGCTTCTGCTGTGTGTCTAACTTCCAAAACAATTACACCTTCTTTGGGTAATCTACACCATACTTTAGGGCAGATACCTAATACTACATTTTCAGTGGATTCACCTATTGCTATAGTTTTTACTTTAGGTATTACTAGATCTAAAATATTTACGGTGTTATTTCTACCAAATGGATTAAATACGAAAGGATACATAATCGCCTCCTTTCTTATTAAGCGCAACAGCTATCACCGTATCCATAAGGATAACCGTAACCGTATCCATTCAACCCACCATTACATCCATAAGGATTACATGTTAAGTAAGCAGGAACTGGACAAGGTTTAATTTGACTTACGATATTAGAAGTCTGTTGTTGTAGCAATGCAGAAGATTGTAATGCATTCTTTTCGTCACGTAACGTGTCGATCTTATTTTGCATTTCTCTCATCTCTAATTGACAGAACTTGTCATTGATAATCTGAGTCTGAGCGTCTATCTTAGCACCAAGAATGTTAAATCTTGTAGCGTTTTCATTAGACAAGGTATTGAAACCTGAAGTAATAGCGTTCTGCAAAGTATTAGTTTGCTGACAGATAGACAATCTGTTATCAGCATTCATCTGAGTTAAGTTCAAATTAACTGCATCGATTGAACGCTGAGTTGTGCAGCAACAGTCACTAATAGCTTTGATAACATTACAGTCACCTGCGTTAACTGCGTTAATTACTCTCTCTGCAGAGAAACCTACTTCACCACCAACTTTACCAATTGCATTCTGGATAGAGCACAAAGCGTTGTCAATTGACTTAACATCACAATTCAGGTTAGTAGATAATGTATTGATTGCATCTTTATTACCATTGATGGCCTGCATCAATAGGTCTGTGTTGTTATTCTGGTTACCCATAGCGGCTAGTCTTGCAAAATCAGAGTTTGTTTCTGCTTGGTTTCCACGACCGAAGCCATTTCCACCCCATCCGCCCCACATCCAGAAGAGCACGATGATGAAGATCCACCACCAACTACCGTTACCGCCAAAGCCACCATTATTCATCATAGCCATTAAAGCAGCAGGGTCAAAACCTTTATTAGCATTCTGCATTAACGCAGCGATACCAGCATCAATACCACCACGGTCTTGTACAATAATTCTTTCGTTTTCTAACATAACTTTAATTTTATTTTAATTGATTTAAATTTACTTTTGATAATTAGAAATATCTAACAGATGTGTTACGAGTCTCTCTTGTATTACGCAAGCCACGATCACGCATTTCTCTTTCACGTTCCATACGTTCACGATCATCTTCTCTGTAACGTTTACTATCACGATCTAATTCTTCTCTATCATATCTAGAGTAAGGATATTGATAGCTTCTAGCCTCATAGTCATATCCTTTTTCTCTTCCCATACGATGTTCATACTCTGGACTGTAATAACTATTACGATTACCGTGCATACGTTCATATGCTTTATAATCGTTTTCATCATCGTCACACATTAGATAAACATAATAGTGCCACATCTTACCTTCGTCAATGTCTTTGTCACATAGCCAAGCTTTTGCCAATTCTGCGAAGTGTTTGGTATTTGCGCTGCCAGTCATAGCAACGACTGCTTTGTAATAATCTGAATAGATCATATTCATGGCAACATACCAATCCCATTTGTTATGTTTTTCAGATTTTAAATTTATGCCCATTTGATTGGCAACGGACGTTGTCTCTTCAACCGTCCAATGAGGACCTTTTGTACCATCCTCATTCTCCATACCCTCTACAGCGTAGCGAGCATGTTCCTCATCAAAGTGAGGGCCATTAATAGCTTCATACATATTTGCAGCCAATTCTGACTTTAAAATAGTGAAACCTTTCTCCAATAAGCTACCCTCATGCTTCTCTAAAGCAGTAGATAATTTATCTATAGCCTCTGATGGAGATTGATGGCGTTTGATTTGTTCTAATATTTTGTTCAAATGCATAGTTTCAATTTATTTATTGATTAATACTAAATTGAAATATTTTGCAATTATTTTGATATTTTGATAACCCTTGTATCTGTTACTTGTATTAAAGGGTTTGAATTAACTATTTGATAATGAGGAATTATATCCTTCTTAAAATTTAAAGTAAATAAGCGTCTAAAGAAACCTTTTTTACGCCATACTTTCTCTTCATATATAAATAGATCTTGACGATTCTTTATATCCAGCACATGTGTGATCATGCTGTCTATTCTTTCTATTTTGATAGTTGTCAATTGATTTGGCTTTAACTCTACTGTAAAATTCCTATCTACTGGAATCTCTTGAGTTATTGTATCAGAAATAATAGTTTCTACTGATGCGACTTCCTTTAATTTCTTATCTTTTATTTTAAGTTCTTTAGATTGTTTTCTTAGTTCTTGCACTAAACTATCTTCAGAATGTTTGAAGTCATCTACAGTTAATTGTAATACTTTGTTTTGTTTTTCCATTCCTGAGAGAGCACTCTCATAGTAATGTAAATTCACAGAAGCTCTAGCTAACGCATTATCTAGATTATCTACTTTCTTATTTAATCTGTAATTATCAAAACCTAAAACTGCTATCAATAGTACAGCACCTAATTTTATGTAATGTATAAAATTCACTATTTAATCTTTTTAACCAATTTTCTTATCTTAGGTAAATCTTCTCTATCTATAGTAATATCAAGATATTTTTCACCTTTTTTACGTATAAACTTATTTAGAAGTTTCCAAGGTCCATCTGGATATAATGTAGCCAAGTTTTCTATGACTGACCATAGTTCTACTCCAGCAATAAGTCCTGCAAAGAATTCTACTAGATGAGCATCTATAGATACTAATATACTAACATCTATTTGATTTGCAAACCATATAATAGCACCGCACCAACCAAATTTGCATAAGGTTTTCCATAGTCTTCTTGATTCAAACTTTTTTTGATTCTTAAATGCTATCTTACTCCCTAAATAAGCATCTACTAATATGATTAGCAGTAGGATAAATAGAACTGTCCATAAGGGCGTAAAACTACCTGCCACCCAACTAAATGCTCCTGTTAATAAGCAGGAAATAAACTTGGTTGGACCGTCACTAAATAGTTCTTTAAAGTAGTTCATACTAGATACTCCTTGGGACAATAAAAAATATTGATGAATTTTATTTAACATAATAGATTGATATGAAAGGAAAACAAAAACGCTAACTAAATTTTACTTCAGTTAGCGTTTGGTATTTTTTGATATGAGAATTGATGCTATAACGTCTTTAGTCATCAAAAGTTCTTCTATATAAATTGACACTACCCTAAGTAATAGCGGTTATT